ATGAATGAACAACACGCCGAAGGCATGTTCACTTCAGGCGAACGCATGGTCATACGCAAGGATGACCCAAGGTTGTCAACTGAGGACAGAAAGACGTTATTCCGTAAGGGGGAGACAGAGTTGACGCTTATGTCAGCAAAGGGATTGCGCCGAGTTCTACCGGGCCTAGGAACACAGGAAGCCGACGCATTCGCCTTGTTCGTGGATAGCCTGAGAACCACCACGGCGGTACGTCCTTAACGTGAAACCTCTATCGAACACAGCTTGTGTCAGCACGGTGCTTGGCGAGATATGCGACGGGGCAGGGCGGTGGCACACGGGTTTCATGCCCTATGGAAAGCTTGCGGAAACCATAGGCACCACCACAGCGGACCTTATACGCCGCCTGAAGGTCCTAGGGATCGTGGAATACGTTAACGGACGCCACAGGATAACTCAGACGGCAATCCGCAAACGTTTCGGCAGGGTGTACCAGAGGCGGCGCAAGGGAGGAACGACGCTGAAATTCGACGTAATCCTGCCGGAGGGAATGGTTGAAGTCGTGACGAACCTTGACGCAACGAACCTCCCGGAGACGGAAATTGAGGGTATGGCTAAGCAAGGCTTGTCTATGTCCGATATCGCAATGCTTGTCGGGTGTAGCAAACAGGCGATACATAAACACCTCAATAGCCTTCCACCCCGACTGACGGATTGGCCAATTACCGGCACTTGGGAGGATGACGACGACGAGGGGCAAAGTCGAGCCGTCAACCGTTCCGTCCTCGCTGCCTGAGGGTCGTACCCCTTAAGAAGCCCAGAAATGCGCGGTTTAGCGTCAACCGTTCCGCTATATATAGTGGACACCTAAGTTGAAACATCGGGTGAACCTTAGGCTGCAACATCGGAACGATGCATATCTAAGGAAGACCCCAATCCATACCAAGCATTCATTGAAGGTGTGAGAAGATCTGAGCGGACCGCGAAGATAATAAAATCATAGGTTAACATCAGTGTTAACTTAAGGTGCTCCTAGATGTTAGGTTTGACTTAAGACAACAGCTGATGTGGCATCTTAGATGTTTAGATCGCTTCGCTCCTTTCTCGAGACGGAATAGATGGTCTTCCCACCGAAGGTAACCCGTAAGGCTGACTTAGGCCAGACTTCGGTACGAAGGTAAACCTAAGGTCATGCTTACATTCCACCCAAGGTTCACCCAGCTTGATCGGCTTCGCCTTGATCGTCCTCCCGTCTCGCTTCTTACCTAGCATCCCCCATCAGTCAAACTTTAGTTAACCTATGGTGTCCACCCGAGGGCAAACCCCTTAAGCACCGTTAGCAGACGCATGAGCATCTGAATGGAGCAACCTACCCGGAGCGCCTTCCTGCGTCTGTCAGCTACCTTAAAAATGGAAAGAGAGCAGACATGAATACGCCTGAAATTCAGCAATACAGCAGCCCGGATGTCCCTGAGGGTTATGGGACCATCATCAGTTATTTTATGGACAAGTTCAGTCACGTCCCCGAGACGCCACAGCAGGCGGTTGACGATGAACTGTTCAATGAGTGTGATGAATGGTGCTGCCATTACGCCAATAGGTTAGGACTTGCGATGCCTTTGGTTGAAGCTCCGACGGCACTTAAAGCGCTCGGCATTATGACGCTGAACGCGTATCCCGAGGCGCTCCTAGAGATACGTCTTATCGAGATGCCATGATGACGGTTGCTGACATGATTGAAAAATACCCAATACCCGTCAGCGACAAAGCGCACCTCGCTAGCGTTGCAGCCGGTCGTCATTACCTCATCGCGACCGATGGGGCATGCAAGGGAAATCCCGGTCGGGGCGGTTGGGGCATTATAAAGCAACTCAGGGATGGCGACCACCTCCTCAGGCAAGCACCCAACGCCGGGAGGTCAGCCGAAAGTGTCACCACGAATGTACGCATGGAGATGACAGCAGCGCTCAAGGCCGTCGAAGGGATCACAGAAACGAACACCCCCGCCGTCATCCTGAGCGACAATGAAATGGTCAGCAAAGGAATGACTGAGTGGATCACGGGATGGAAAACCAAGGGATGGCGGGGATCAAAAGGACCGTTAGCCAATGTCGACCTATGGCGGCAGCTTGACGCCGCTTGTGAAGGGAAGACGATCCATTGGCTCTGGGTGAAGGGACATGCCGGGCATGAGCTTAACGAGATTGCCGACACGCTTGCAAGCAATGCTGCCTCGGGGAAATATCCAAATGGGCAGAAGACCGTCAAGGCCTCACACCCTGATTGGTTTATCGACCATATAGCTTAGCACGGCATCAGAGCAGGCTGGGCACTCAGTGTTATTCAACCCCGATGCCTTACTGAAGTATGGACCGAAGGAAGCACGATAGGCTAAGCAGAGAGTTCCCCGTCGGGTTGCGCTCACGGGGACCTATAGAACATCTTCCGCGTGACAATCAACGGATTGCTTAAGCTGATTTCAGCCGGACTTCTGCTCCAACCACTTTCTTGATCGCCTTGAACGCCATCTCTAAGCGCACTTCAGCACCGCCGTAACGCTCACTCATGCCACCACTGGAATGTCCGAGGACCAGGTTTCTGTCAAACTCGGATACTCCCGCTCTGGTCAATTTGTCTTCCATGCCATGGCGGAGGGAGTGAACGGTATGTTTCGGGTTCTCGGAAATGGCGCGTAGGTGTTTCATAAGGGCAGCGGAAGCGCTATCTGCGCCACGTACGCGACCGTACCGGGGGAACAGAAATGTGCTGCCTTCAGACTCTTTGAGAGCATCCTTAACGGCCTTCAGGGCGCAGCCAATCAACGGTACACGTCGGATTGATCCAACTGTCTTGAGGCGCCTATGCTCATGGAAGACAAGGTCAAGGTAGGGGATTTGCCCTTTCAGGTACACGTCTGATCGCAAAAGCCCCGATATTTCACCAAGGCGGCACCCAGTCCCCTCCAAAATTTGCCAAAGGTTCCATATGTCCGACGCGGCGTTTGCCGACAGCCGTTCGCGCATAGCACTGACAACATCAGCGGGGAGGGGATCACGTTCCTCCCTTGCAACTCTCGCAGTTGTCTCCGCCTTAATCGGCAAGTTTTGAAATGGGTTCACAGCGTCCCGAACATCAAATTCCCGGATACCGAGATTGACCATAGCGCTCACGTCGCACAGATAGCGTTTGACAGTTATCGGCTTCATTTCAAGCTCACTGAGCATCCGATCACGTACTTCTCTAGCATCCTCGCGTGTCAGCTTGGACAACAGACAATCGGGCGCGATGACCGCATGAAGGTGGCCCATAACGCGCTCTATACGGGCAGTTTTGTGGATTTCGTTTATATCGCCTTTGACGCGCTCTTGAACATAAAGCCGCTTAGCATCCTCCAGCGTGGGTTCAGAAGGCTTGTGTCTAATTGCCTGTAATGGCTTTCGCACAGGTGCACCGAGGCGGTGAGCGCTTTGTGGCTGAACGCTTTCAGGCTGTGGAGGTGTGTTCCTGTGGAGATCGGACTTGTCGTCCGGTGGCGAAATAAGGCGTTCAAATTCAGCATTTACGCGGGGCCAATTTCGTAAGGCTTCACGTCTTGTCTCACCTAACAGGCGCTTGAACTCGCCCTTAGGAAGGAATGCTTGCGCCCCTCTGGGAACCCTTCGGCGGTAATGCCATGTCCCGAATTTTGTCTGGAATACGTACCTTAACAGCAAACCCATTGTGGTCTTCCCGTGTACATGGGTGTGTACCTGAGGAGTGCTGAAGCGTTGATATTGTTGAAAAATAACGACAATTTGCGTTAAATGGTGCGGTCGAGAAGATTTGAAAAGTCGCCGCATAGCCCGGAAAAGGTGGGTTTAGGTGTCCCACGTGTAATTAATTTCACGCAATACGTTTCAATAAGATAGCATCCCGGTGTCCCACGGACGGTTGGTATTATCCACGGGTTTCTTCGGCTGTGGAAAAGCCAGAAAAGCAGACCGGTAAAACGCAAAAAATCCCCGCCACCTTTCGGCAGCGGGGCGTATCCTTGGGAGGATTAAGAGAATTGCAGTTTTCCTACGGAGGGGCGTGAAGGGCACGGCAGGCATAACCCGCCGTTTCCGTCATGGCCCTGGGCACGAGTTGTATTACAAGCTCCTCACGGGTCATGCTGATATCCTCGATCAGTCGAAACACCGGCCGGTGAACGAGAAAAGCGAGGAAGGCGATCAGCACCACCCACCCGAAGACCTTGTCGCCAATGCGTGAAGATTCCGCAGGTGTCGTCATTTTCCACCTCTGAGCGCGCGAATGAAATCGAGCATCGTATTGCCGTCAATGTTCGCGGTGAACCGTGTGAGCGCGTAGCCCATCATTGCAAAAAGTCCAGCGACGCCGTTGCGATACGTCCCCGGTTCGAGCTGCATGAAATCAATAAATGGATCCGCCAAGACCGTCGCGCAGAAGAGACCGGCAGCCACGCGCGTGATGGCGACCACGAACGAGTGACGCTCCGACGACATGACTGAGACGATCAGCCCCCCGGCAGTCGCCAGGATGAAGCCCATTTGCTCTTTGAAAAAATCGCCCATTATTCCCGCGCCCTTCTTACACCTTCGTCGAGCCGCTCCCACTCAGTCGCCAGTACATCGAGCTCCTTGGAGGGCGCGGCCTTTTCAAGGTAGCTGAGTATTGCCTGTTGCCTCGGCAGCGGCGTCGGGGCAGGACACGCCCGCCCCAATGCCAATTCACCCTGCGGTCCCGATGCGGTCACGCAGCCTGCGAGCGACATCAGAAGCAGTGCCCCTATCGGCCATGTCATTTTCATGTTGCTCATCGGCTTTGCCCTGCAACTGCTTTGATATTTCGCTCACGGCGACGGCGGCGCCGAGATCCTTCAGACTTCGCTCATAGCTCCAGTCCTTAAACAGATCTCGGATCAGCGAGGCGAGAGCCCCGGCCAGTACCGAAAGAACGGCCTCAAGCACCGGCAGCTCCTTCGCCCTTTGACTTCTCGTCATATGGCACCAACTCGCCGACGGCCGGGTAGACTTGCAGCTTCGCCTCAAGGAGATCACCCAGGCGCTCTGGCGTCAGCCCGAAGAACTTGACCGCATCCGGTACGGACTTGAGAACGTAGTCGATCCCGGCGGCGAGCACGGCGCTCTTAACATCGATGGACGCCTTGCCGGCTTTGTCTTCGAGCTTATTGAGACCGAAGTTCACCGCATTCTTGAGTGCAGTCTGCAGGGCGTCTCGATGGCTTGCTTCGATACTCAGACCGGTGAGCTTGGTCCATTTCACGAGAAGCCAGCCCACTGCGGCCGCGATGAGAGCGTAGGCAGCTTCCATCAGATACGGCATGAAGATGTCGACGATGGAGGAGACGGGGACTGAGGTGGAAGCATCCTGCGCCAAGGCACCGGCGACGGCACCAACGAGGATAATTGCTGCCCCTGCCATCGCGATGATGACATAGGCGGACAGTGCTTTGATGGAATAGTTCAAGGGAGTTACTCCTAATTGAGCCGCCATGGCAGCTGATTGGTCAGGCGAGGTCAGCTTCCAGATCATCGAGAAGCTTGCGGATATCTGCGATTTTCTGTCGCTTCGGGTCTGGCTTTGCGCCGTTCTCGACAGCCGGGCCGTTGACAACTTGGAAGTCTGCCCGGCTTGCCCACACGAGGTATCCGGCTGGCGTCTCGATTTGGATGCTGTTGCCGTCGACAGCGATGACCTCGACGGTCGTGCCAGAAGGAAGGCTGCCGTTGGCCGCCTGTCCCTTCACGCTACTCGTCTTCGCCCCGGTCGAGGTGATGGCAATGGCTCCTACGGGGATCGGCACGAGGACCACTTCCGGGGGTGCGGACATTGCAGCCAAGACCTCAGATCGCATCTTGCTGCCTACAGCGGCAGCGCCTATGACCGACGGCTCGAACACCAGCCGGGTGACGTCCCACTTATTCTTCTGCGTAATGCCGAGATTGCCCTGCACTTCCGCATGAAACAGGATGGTCTTGTTCGTGACTGCGATCTTGTAGAAGGCAGCCAGCTCGGCGACGACCTTGATGAACGCCGCCCACTGTTCTTTCGTGATCGGGTAAGCGCCAGGCTTGAACGGAGACTCGACCGCTCCGGCCATGGCGCACATGGAAACGCCGATGGAATCCGTGTTGCAGTTCAGGGTGTGCGCCGCATAACCATCCTTGAGAGAGCCGGAGTTGTCGGCGATGGATGCATTGCCCTTGACGACAGTGCCATCGCCTTCAATCAGAAGGTGGTAGGCTTTCTTGTCGGTGGCGTTCGCCTTGTTCGTTCCAGCCGTCCAGTGGCAGATGATGCGTTTCATCGAGACGGCCGGCATCCATTGCGCCGATACGAGCGACATCTTGAAATCTCCGATTATATGAAAAGGTTCCCCACCTGCTCCGGGTGGAAAGGGGAGCAGGCAGGGACACGTCAGCCCGTGAGGACGACGATCAGTCCCACAGAGTCTTGAACGACTGAGCCTGTTCTTCCTGCGAGATGGTGGGGAGGACGATCCTCAGCCCGGCCGGGAGCACCGGGCCGTAAGCGAAAAGACCTGGGTTGGCTTCCAGCAAAGCCTCGGTGTTCTTGCCGTGCTTGCCGTAATATTTGTAGGCAATGGCGTCGACCACGTCGCCGTCGATGGTGATGTAGACCTTCTGGCCGGTGATGCTCGTCACAATGCGGTTCAGCATTGCCGCCTCCTATCCGATATTGGAACCGGGATCGCCGGTCAGGCTTGGCGCACCCGCTTCGAGACCGGATCTCGGTACTGCGCCAGCAGGGTTTGTTTTCGTGGACGACGAAGCAGACGAGGAGGAAGACTTGCCGGAGCTGGAGCCAGAGCCGCTATTGTCATTCGGCTTCGTGCAGGACAGCGACGTTGTGTATGCACCGCTGGCTGAGAAGTTGTGAGTGACTGTCTTGATCGACCATACCCCGTCCACATTCGAGCGGCACCCGCTGACGACAGCGTTTGCTTCCGCCTGGGCGAAAGGCTCACCGTTAATCTCGAAAGTGGCGTCACCGCTGTCCCGGTTGAGCTTCTTAGCATGGGCCTTCGCAGAACGCTCAGCTTCATCCTTGTCCTGACGCGGTGTACGGATTGTGAACGTCGGCCCATCAAGCCCGGTCGATACTTCGACGGACTCTTTCTTGTTCTTCTTCCGATCGTAGTAAGATGCTTCCACCTTTGAATGCCGGGGCTCATCTTTCTCCGTGACGGAATATTTCAAGAGGTTTAAACCGCGCGCCACTACCACATTCGGAAGAGCCACACCGCTCGCTGCCTGACCCTCTCCGCGAGCAATAACGACGAGACGTCCAGCCTTAACCGAAACCGATGCATTCAGCTTGTCGCCAATGCGGGCCAAGAACTCCAGCGAGTTCTCCTCGGTCTGCGCCTCGTAGACGTTGACCGTCGCTTTGACGCTATCGGAGATCATAAGGGATAGTCCGACTCTCCCGGCCACGTCCGAGAATATATCGCCGTAGGTTGCGAAGTCTTTCTTAGGATACGCCTTCGGGTCTCGCTGTTTGGCGAGCTCTTTGGCGGCAACGGATTTCGCCTGAATCGTGATCTGCTGAGGCCAGCCAGAGAAGACGACAGAATCCACAGAGAATTGGCCGAAGTCTCTCATCTTGCTTTCATAGCCACCGACTGGATTCAGGATCGCTCCCGTTTTCGGTGCGGCGACAGATCCGTCAACGTCTGAAATCACAATGGACAGTGTGTCTGACTTGGACCCGACACCGTCCGTAATCGTCATGGTCACGCCAGATCCGGCGATCCGACCTGTGATGTCCACGCCATTGGCGCTGATCGAGAATTTAGGAACCGGCATTAGAACCCAAGCCTCAGAGATGCGCTGAACGAACCGCTCGATCCGATGCCAAGGCTGAGTGAGATCCCGCCAGCCGACAGAGACAGCGCCGCCATGCGCGCTGCTGACTGATCGTATCTCTTCAGCTTCAAGCTGACCGTCACGGTCTGCGGCGTGCCTGCATTGTCGAACGTCGTTTCTTCATTGCTGATCGACGTCGCCAGCCACATGCCGAAGATGTTCTGTCCAGCTCCGTTAACATGGACAAGGTGAAGAGGGAGCTGCGCATTGACAGCCTCTCTTACACCCGCGAGCTGACTCAGCCCCCGACCATTGAAATGCCGGGGGTGAAAGGTTGAGCTGAGGGTTATCTCCTCAGCGCCGGGACCAAGGCGATGCATAAGAGGAGCGGCGCCAATGATAGGCTGCTCCTCCATGCGCGGCGACAGGGACCGGCTGATCGTTTCGACCGAGTAGTTCGGTACGGTGAACCGGAACGGTCCCCATGCCATAAGCATCATGCATCTCCGTAAGCGAGGTTGCTCCAGGTCGTTTCAAGTGAGCGGGAAAGCTTTGCGTCAAGCTGAGCAAGCGCCTGTTCAACACCTTGCTGGACTGCGGCCTTAACACTGGCAGTATCTGCACCAGCGCCGACAGTGATCCCGCCGAGGTTGATCGGAGCATGAACAGTGACACCGCCGCCACCGAGCTTGTGGTTCGGGATGATCGTCCCGTCCGCACCCGGCGCGAAAAGTTCCTGCCCCTTCTCGTTGATCTGGTACAGGCCACCTGCCTTCACACGGCCGCCGCCAGCGCGCTTGCCGTCAAGCTTTGGATCAAGTGACCCACCCGACGAGGAAACCGCTGCAGAGCCACCGCGTGCCACCGTGGCGAACTGACGGGCCAGACCGAGGGCTCTTTCAAGCTGGCTCGTGTCTATCGTCAGGGCACCGTTGACGGTCAGCGCCTCCTTGATCTGCTCGCCCGTGGCCTGAGCTTTCGCTTCGGCCTCGGCACCTCCGGTCATCAGCACGCCGATGTATTCCCGGATTCCTTGCTGAGCAGCAATCGGCCACTGCGCGGTCTGCTGCGAGATGTCGACCTCGAGAGCTTCCTGCGGTGTACGCTTGCGACCAAGCTGAACGTTCGACGGGTTGATGCCAGTGTGCTTTTCCACCCATGCGTCAACGCCGCTCGTCAGCCCCCACAGGTTTCCCTCTGGGTCGGTCTGGTTAAGTGCCGTAGCCGTAAGAGCACCGGCACCAAACGGGCTGGCTATTGCCCGTCCGCCAAGTCTGAGGGCTCCTCTCAGGAGTCCGCCGCCCGCCGCTCCAGCAGCTGCGCCGCCTGCGGTGCCTGCAGCAGCACCTGCGCCGCCGCCAAGGATTCGAGCGAGTAACCCTCGACCCGCACTCATGGCAGCGTAGCCACCAGCAGCAAGGGCGAGGGCACCCAGAGCTTCAATAACCCGGCGAGTGGTAGTGCTTAACTGAGTGAACTCAGAAGCAAGCCAGTCGACCGACTTGAGGACGCTGCTGATCGGCTTTTCCCAATCGCTCACGATCTTAATGAGCGCCGTTTCCACGGCACCGGTCGCGCGAGTGTAATCACCGTAGAGACCTTCGTTAGCCTTCACGCCGATCTTGTTGGTGATGCCTTCCGGCGTGTTCTGCATAAGTCCGATGGCCTGCTGAAACTCGGGGAAGCGGTCAGACAGAACGCCAGCACGTGCACCCTGCCTCTGCGTAAAGAACGCATTGAGCTGAGCGATTGTCGGGTCTGACTTCAGGATGTCCATGAGCAGGCGTTCGGAGTCGACGCTCTCGGCGCTGAACTTGTGGAAATCGCCGAGCTTCTTGGCAACGTCCTTCTTGTCCTTTGCCGACATCTTCCCGAACAACGGTTCCAGGATGTCCATGATACCGGAGGTAAACATGCCGCGGTCGCTGCCGACTGGCATTTCTTCACCGAGATCTTCATTGAGGAATGTGCCCTCATCGATGTACTTGGTGATCGCATCCTGCATTTCTTTGTTGACCCGGATACCGAAGTTTTCCTGGATCATCTTTGCAATGCCGCCCACCTTGAAGGCTTCTGGCTGCGTCACGTAGTCATCGAAATTAAGGCCCATACTCTGGAGAGCGATACGGCCAGGGTTGGTTGGTGCGCCGAGCTTCGCCGCTGCGGTACGCGAGAACACACCAGCTTCATCACCCTTGTAACCTGCGCGGCGGAGAACAACGCCCATTGCGTTGGCAACAGGATCCGACAATCCGATGCTCTTCATGGCGCCGCCGCCATAACGCACATATTGCCGGACGTCGCTGTCGTCCATGCCGCCGTTCTTCGCCATCCATACGAGGTTGTCCACGTACTTCTGCACGGCCTTCAGGTCGTTCATCGGGATCTGACGAATCTGCGTCGAGCTTCGGATGGTTTCCGTAGCTTCTTCCAGAGTGACGTTCATTGCCAGAGCATAGTCAGTGATCGGGCCGAGCAGATTCATGATGGTATTCGCATCACGGATACCGCCCTGCAGCACACCTACCTGAGATTGAACGACGTCGGCATTCGTGAAGCGGGTTTCGTAACCGATCTTCTCGGCCTGCGCATTCATCCTTGCCTTATCCGTGGCGCTAAAGATGTCGTAGCCAAGAGCGTCACGGTATGCCGTCGCCTGATCGTAGGACACTGTGTCCATGAACGCATTGCGTGCCACACCGCCAGCTCGGACAGTAGCATAACCACCGGCTGCGCCAGCGATCGTGCCACCTACCGAGGGGCCAGAGCGCCCCGGTCGTGGCGGCTTTGCCGGAGGCTGCTTGCGGTTTTCCCGCTCCATCTCACGCATCTTGCGGATGGTCTGGGCCAGCTGATCGCGGATAGCGCGCTGAGACTGACCAATGCCGTTTTTGCTATTGATGCTAAATGATCTCAGCGATTGCTCTGCCGAACGTGCGGCGGCTCGCTGTTCCTGGAAAGCTGTCGTCGCTGCCTTGAGTGCAGAACGTGCCGACCGCATGTCAGCATTCAGCTTCGCCGTGGGCTTGGTCACCGAAGCGAGTGCGGCTTCCAGCTCTTTAACACGGGTGCGAGCTGTCCGAAATTCGCCGAACGCTGCCGCTGCACCGCGCCGCAGATCCTTGAAGTCGCCGACTGCTGCCGCCTTCCGGCGCAAGTAGTCGAGCTGGCTGCCGAGGTTCTTGGCCCCGGCAACACCGTTCTTCCCGAGTTTTCCAATGGAAGACTCGAGAGCCTTGAGGGCTTCCGTTGACTTCTTGGATGGGCCGCTGACGGAATCGATCAGCTGAAGACGAAGAGTGGCTACCCGAGATGCCATGACTATCCACCTACATTATCTGGATAGCCTCTTCCCAAAGCCCGACGAGCTGAGGAAACGTCATTTCCAGAATGGATTCAAACGTTACCCCGCCGCTGGTTTCACGCATCACCTTGAAGGAGATAGCCAGCCAAGCGTCTATTCTTGCGGGGATGGGGTCTCCGTAGCCTCCTCTCGGGGCAACGTTGACTGTGCGAAAAAACCTTCTTGCGCCGCCTCCACGCGGGATGCGTCGACAAAGTCGAGGCTCTCGAGGACAACGGCCGGCGCGCTCACCCACGGCATGTCGACCTTTTCGTCGGCCCCCTTGCCATGTTCCTTCACAGCCTCAGCGCATTCCTGAAGGTAGTCTCGCCACTCCCGCATAATCGGGCGGCGGACAGTAATTTCGCTGTAGACGACGCCGTCGTACTCGACAGGGAAGTCGAGAGAGACGACCATCTCCCGTCGTCCACCGTCGCCGACAAAACGAGGAGGCTGCTTTGCGACGGCCTCCTGCAATGTCTTGGCTTCCGCATTGCGAGCTTCCACCCTCGCGAGTTCCTCTCGGCTGAGAGACTTCGTGACCTGGTTCATGACCACTCTCCTGAAATGAAAACGCCCGGCTTAGTAGCCGAGCGCCTGATTGAGTTCGGCGAGCTGGTTCACGCCGTTGATGATGCGTTTCGGAGGCCACGCCTGAAGCTCGTGGACGACGTCGATGCCGGTTTCGTAACGCATGTACTTGATGCTGTTCATCACGAACTCGACGCCGCCCTTTTCACCACGCTGCCAGCGATCACGGGAGCTGCCGTTGATCTGGCCTTCGACGATGCAGACGTGCGCGTCGATCCCGCCGTCCAGCTCACGGAGCACACCGCCACGGAACGTGACGCGAGTGGTCAGGCCCGGACGGAGTGCCATGCGCTTCATGATGTCGGGATTGTGGCCAGCCATCTTCACGGTGACTTCGAGCGCTTCGATAGCCGACATCGCCTGAGAGACGCCAAGGTCCATACCGCCGCCGCGATAGTCCTGAGTCATCGGACGGGGAAGGGGCAGGTCCACCTCTTCCGTGTCGATACCGAAGTCGAGGCCATCCAGGAACATGGTGAAGCCTTGCAAAATATGCCGCATGGGAATTTCTCCTTATCGCGCGGAAGGTTGTGTTACGCCGTCTGAAGGGCAGTGCCAGCCAGACGGGCGATTTCACGAGCGGCATTCTCGGCAAGGACCGTGTAGTAGCCGGTGTTACGCGAGAACATGAACGTGATATGCTCGATCGGAGCAGGGGCTTCAGCGTCGTAGCTGATGTAGAGGTGACCGGAGGCCCAGGTTTCCTTGGTGTTCAGGCTGGAATCCAACCACACACGACCGCCGAGCGTTGTGCCCATAGCCGCCCAACGACGCAGTGCCGAGTTCACGGTCTCCGCAATGTCGGTCAGGTTCTGAAGGCTGAACGGCTTGTCGATGAAGGCTTCCGAAGCGATCTCGACCGAGTCGATGATCGTGTCGTGTGCACGGCGCACCGACCAGAAGTTCTTCAACGAGTCCGACGATGGCACCCGGCTACCCCACAGCTTGAAGCCACCGCTTGGCGCCCGCACGATTGCGGCAATGGCGTTCTTATTGAGGAGTTGCGATTCAGCCGCCGGGTCGGTGATCGAATGGTCGATCGGCCGGGAGATGCCGACGATGCCTTCCACAACGTGGTTCGACGGGGAAACCCAGAAGCCTTCGCTGTAGTCAACGCGGGCTTGCAGGCCAGCCACACGGGCCGAAGCAGGCTCGTTCACAGCCGCTGCATCCTTGAACACCTTGACCATCGGCTCGACGATCAGAAGGCGGTCGGTGTCGTAATCCAGGCGATCCTGAATGGCGGCCGAGGTGTTGGTCGCCGTGGAATCCTTGATCACGCCAGCGCGGAAGCGGTTCGCCAGTGTCAGCAGCTCGACAGTTACAGGGTTCGCTACCGTGCCCACCGTTGCTGTTGCCGTCGCGACTTCCGTTGCGCCGCCACCGGTCAGGGTGACCGTAGGTGCGGACGTGTAGCCGAAGCCCGGCTTAGTGATGACGATCTCGTCGACAACGCCGGTCGTCGAATTGATGGTTGCGACGGCCTCAGCGCCAGAGCCAGTGCCACCGGTGATCGTCACAGTCGGGGCCGAGGTATAGCCCGTGCCGCCTTCCGTGATCGAGATGGTCGCGATGCCATCGGTCGGACGGGACGAGGTAAAGCCCGGCGCAATCAGCAGCTTCGGCTTCAGACCGTGCTCACTCTGCGCAGTGCGCAGTGCGTGCATGCCTTTGTAAGTCGTCGAGTTGCCGATGATGTTCGACATGGTCTCGTTGATGTTCGCGCCGGGTTCAACGCGGACAACAAGGATCGTCTGCGAAACGCGAGACGCCTGATCGAAGATACCGTCGATGGCATCTTTCAGCGTGCCGGCAGCGCCGAGACCCTGGACTTCGCCATTTGCACCGTAGATCGGGACGACGGTGTCAAGCGGCCAGAGATCATCGGAGGCGTCTGGCGCCGTGCCGATCAGGCCGATTATGCCAGTGTCGATGGTTTCAACCGGACGAGGGCCGTTGTTCTGCTCCACCGTTTCAACGCCGTGAAGATAGATGTCTGCCATTTGATCGGTTCCTTAGATACGACAAAACCCGGCACGATGGCCGGGTAGGTCGGGTGTGAAATGAATAGCCCGGCACGAGGCCGGGCTGTTGAAGGTGAGAAAACAAAAAAGCCGCCCCATGAGGGCGGCTCGCTTACTGGAAAGTGACAGGTGTGATCAGGGATTAGACGCGATTAGAGAACCGCTATAGGTCCACCCGATTTGAGCTTCATCCGACGCTACAGCAAGGTGGTAGGATATGGTCTGCAATCGCTCGTGTAGATCGCCTGTTTCCACATCGACCGTTTCATCGACATCAACAATATCAATGACGGTCATGGGATACTGGCGAATGTCGATTATGGCGTAGCGGGTCATATCAATCTTCCAGTGGACGCAACGCGTCGCCAAAGACAAAAATATCGACTTCCCCGGCAACCAGTCCGGTGGAAAGCGTGAGATACAGATACGGCGCTTCGAGGCGTCGGGCTGCTGGTTCCACCTCCACGATCTGTGAGCGGTCGGTCAGCGTGGACAGGCCGATCCCGGACGCCAGCACGATCCCGCCGCCGTTAGGCAGCGTCGAGATTGTCGCCGTAACGCCAAGAGGCGTCGCCGTCGATCCCGTTATGACGATCCTGCGGATAATGTAGGCGGTCGCCATCAGGATCGGAACGACTTGAGTTTCCGCGCTGGACAGACTTGCGCCGAGCAGCTTACCGAGCGGGTAATTCGGAACTTCCGCCCGGATGAGCGGAGGGCCGTCAATGCCGTCCGGGCTGTCGATCTGCAATGGCGAGACCCCAATGAGGGGAACGGTGGCAAGCAGACCATCGTTATGAACCACAAGCCCATTCCCAACGATGCTGACGTTGGGTGGTTCATCTGTTTGAGGGGGTGAAGATATTGAAAGTCCCATGGGTTATTTCCTCAACGTGTAAGGACTGCGCCAGCCGCATCGAGTGCGGTTCGCAGATCGTCGTAAGGAACGTCATTGATGTCTTTGCCCTGATCGAGGGCGAGCGCAGCCAGCGTGCCCGCGCTTTCACACATCACACCCCATGTCGGTTCCATGCGGGCCGAGTTGAGGTTCAATGTTGAAGCCGAGAACGCGACTGGAACAATCAGGTTCGAGACTTGCGAAACGACAGGCAGAATTGAACGCAGCGGGATGGAATAGAGCTTCAGCCCATTATATTCGAGCTTGCCTTCCTCCCATGTGCGTTCGCCATCTGGATCGGGCCACCAGTAATGCGGATGCGCGTCGATGGTATAGCCGCCGACCGCGATGCTGTCGGCCTTATGCCAGTTGTTCGTTCCAGTACCGTCATCGAACATGTCGGCGGTGGTCATGACGTACTGCCCGACCATTGTCCGGGACTGGCGGACGTAATAGGCCGAGGCCCATCCCGGAGCGCCAATATAATCGTCCTGAAACTCGTCCGCACATAAGCCCCATAGATTGAGGCGGTTGCGATAAGTCGATGACACAGCGGTGTCATTGGCCGCAAAGTACATGACGCCGGCGCAGAAATAGAACGCCGCGTTCTGGATGCGGATGCGCTCCTGATAGCTGGCCTTCGTCCACTGATTTGTGAAGAAACCGGGAAGATCGCCGCCGTTCGTGACAAATTTGTTCGAGCCTGCACCCGAGACTTCGTAACCGGATATACGCAGCGGGAACGTGCTGCCCGCACCGCCGTTATTGGCGATCATGTCCGCAACCCACAGAAAGTCCTCGCGTCGATAACCGGCAGGCATGGGCCATGGCAATCGATCTTCTCGTCTGGAGAAATTATGCCTGAAGCCGAATGCCTGGGCGCGGGAGCTTGGATCGCCATCCTTCAGCCATGGCGACGGCGGCCATGTGCGCCACGGATAGAGATTGCCGTTTTCATCGACCGATTTAAAATCTTCCTCGTCCGCGCCTTCAATGTTGATGCCCGGTCGCTGGACGCCGTATCCCTCGCGATCCTGCACGCGCTCGTTATAATGGCGCTGACTGTCCCGTCCGTAGCTCATGGTGACGCCGGACATAGCGGCAAGGTCGCCTTCATAAGAGCAGTCGAGAAAAATAGATGCTGTGTACACGTCACCGTTCTGCATGGTGACAGAGGTGATTTTCCTGCTGATCGGGTCTTTCGTGACTGCTTTCAGCCAACAACCGGTCGCCACGACAACCTTACTGTCATCCAGCAATATCTGGTTCATGGCGGCGATGCCTTCGGAGTTCGCGAAATTATAAACCTCCGAACCGTCCGTATTATTGTAAGGCGGATTGGCGCTGATGGTCTTGAAGAAATCCAGAACCAGCCCCCACCGGGTGTTGTTCGCCGTGCCGGGCTGGCCGACAATGTCGCCCTTGCCCAGCCCGCCTGTGGTCAGTCCCCCGACATGGGTCGTCCATTCACACACATTAACTGTATGTCCCATGGCCGCGATTTTGCGCGCGGCCACAAGTCCCGGAAAGGTTGCGCCGTAGATGAACACTTCACTGTTATACGTCGCCATGATCAGAACTCCGCCGCTGCGGCTTCGTAGGCGACAAGCGCCGCGCGGATCGCTTCGGTTTGCGTCATTGTCAGGGCCTTGCCAATGTATGCGAAAAGGATTGGGCCGGGGAAATTCCCCACAATGCCGGAAGCACCCGTCACAGCACCTATCCGTATCGGATAGGAAGATGACGTAATGGTGGGCGTGCTGATAATCTGTGCTTCGCTATTGCGGAACGCGGTATATTCAGCCTCCGAATTGCGCGTTATGCCGACCAGTCCATTAGACCCGGAGAGTGTGGTAACCGTCCCCCCAGACGTGAGGCTTTGCGTCGCAATCGCCGATGCAGAGCGCAAGGGATTGATGCGCGTTGTGCTGTCACCAATTGCATACTTGTTCGCACCCACATAAGTCGTACCGCTGGTATAAATCATGATCGTGTGATCGGTCCGATCCACCATGGAAGCCAGCGGGCGACCCGTGTTTATCGCGTCATCTACTCCATCGAACGTGTAATCGAGCCACGAAAGATTTGGTGCCCCATCCAGTGCACCAACATCACCGGACCCGTTCCAGTTAAGGAGCGCATCGGTGTTATTGTATCCTGCAAACACGCCAAGGATGCCGCCAGAGGCCCCGTTAATCGCACCCGCATTGTAGAGCGCGAGGTAAAGCATCGACAGCGCGGTTCTCTGCTTCGATGTTAGAGACGCTGTGTAGCGCGCCAGATGTGCCGAAATCAAAGAAGCGATATTCGGGTTCTGGTTTTGCGTGGACACCGCCACAATCGTCACTTCAGTACCTTCGGCTTCCGCGAGCGCCATGACCTCGCCAGATGGCGGGTTGGATACCTCGAAAACCTGACCGGGTTTCATGGTCAAGCTACCAGAGGCATTCAGGACGGGCGTGCGCCCTCCGAAAGCGAGGACAAACCGACCCGGTGCCGTAGGGGAAACCTGCCCATAGACTTCCGTGATGCGGTAGCCCTCGTCAGGGACATTGACTGCGGCAATCGGTGTGGTCCCGAATGTTGCCGACAGATCAAAAGAGTAGGTTTTCCCGTTGGTGGACATGTCAAGTTGTTCCTGAAGCGAGGTCAAGAGATCGGTCCAGCTAAAGCGATTAATTTCAACGCCAGCAGCATCGAGCATCACGAATTGAGAAGTGGACGGATCGGAAATCAGCGTCCCACCTGAAAGAGCTTCAATGGTTGTTGGAACGCCATTAACCGTTTCTTCCAAGTTGCCAACGCGGGTCTGCAAATCCCCGAGGTCGTCAAGTCGCAACCATTGCCAGACCGATGACGCTGTCACCCATGCATAGATACCGTTGTTTGGTACGTTCGTGCCCGTGACGGGATCGATGTGCGTGCCGCTATCCGCCTCGACATAGCCGCGCTGTCCATCATGCTCCCCGGCAATGGCAGAAAGTTCAGCCCAAGACGATTTGGTAAGGGTGCTGACAAAAAGACCGTCCGGGATTTCTGAAATAGGAACTTTCCCATCGCTGCCGAGCGATGCTGCCCTGATATTCGTTCGGGCACGATTACGTTCAGCAACAGTGAAGGTTTGAGCTTCATCTACCCGGACAGCCTTGCCCGTGAGTGCCGCCGATATTTTCGCGGTCACTTCATCGCGGGTATCATAGTCGGCGGCGTCGTTCTCCTGATACGCCCATACAAGATATTCATCGCCGGAAGCAGGAGCGGTGATGGTGATGTATGGGCTTTCCGCGAGATAATTATCTGTCGAAAGCAGCGCGCCGTTAACGAATACCAAAGCGAAAGAGAACCCTCCCGCTACAATGATCACTCCATCAGGGTTCTCGCCAAATGTTCCCCGCGCTGTGCGAACGCCGCCAATGGACGCTGTTGCCGAGGGAACGAAGGTGGTGCCGTCATAGACACGGACAAGATGCCCATCCCACCAAAGCTGTCCGGGTTGCGGGTCTGAAGGGGGAACAAGCGGTACGGAAATCGCCTTTCGCATGTCGGCATAAGCTTGTTGCGAGGCATCGCGCGCAGCAACAGACACACCCGCCGCAGTCTCCGCGCCTTGTCGCGCGGTAAGTGCGGTAGAACGATCAGAGGCGGTGGTAACCTTGTCTTCGGCTACTTGCTGGCGCAGGGCAAGTGTCTGCTCGTAATAAATCTTTTGCAGAAGCGTTGCGCCGGGCAGGCTGGTGATAATCCAGTCGGCATAAGGACCACCGGCCCCCGTCACCTGCTCAAGCGTCAGCTCCAATGCGCCAGTGGAACGGTTGAACGAATTGACCTTGCCCACACCCCACGTCGCCGTGGTGGATGCGCGGGAAAGTGCAACATAAGGCGTTGTTGCGAAAAACTCGCGGTCGGCAAAAGCGATGGTCAGATTGATCGTGCCGCCGTTGGAAAGCGAGGCAGGAGTGCTGGAAGTGGTCAGGACAGTGCCGCCCGTGACCTTTGTCTCAAGCCGAGCCAGTTTAGCGGTCACTTCGGCAAGGTTTTCATCAAGAATTACAGCAGCCTGCGCAACGATGGGCGCAAGCTCCTGCTCGATTACAGTAAGGCCGCGCGCGACGATTGCGTCAGCTACTTCCTTCTGAATATCAAGCTGTTCTTCAAGCGGAGCCAGTCTAGCTTGAACCGCCTCGATGAAGCCGTCCCACAGCTTGGCGCTCCATTGTTTATTTCGTGTCGAGAGGTAGCTAGAAAGGTCCGACATATCACACCGCCTCGTAAGTCTTAACTGCGTCTTTGTCTTGCTCGATCAAGGCCGTAAGGGCGTCGCCCTTAATCTTGGTGGCGTTCGAAGGGTTGATAATTAAACGGCCGATTTTCACGCTCTTTGTGAGATCAACCTTGTAAAGCTTTGCGGGATCAATTTTGGGCGCTGCCATTTGGCAAATCTCCATAAAAAAATACCCCGCTGTTAAAGCGGGGCAATTGTTGGCTTTGTAAGATTAAGGATAACCGACGCTAATCGCTGAGGAGACGAGGAAAACCGTCAGCGCCGACGTGGTGCTGTAAGTCGTCTTGCGCTTCCACGACGTTACTGCCGTACCGAGCGTCCAGGTGAAGACTCGACGGATCGAGCCATCGGCCTGCACTTCGTCGGTGACAGCCGTGGCGGCGGTTTCAGTACCGTAGCCGGACCCGGTCAGGATCGAACAGGACAGGTCATGGTTGACCTCGTCGTAATGCTCGAGCACGAGGATCTCGATGATCTCCGTCACCGGCCCCGGCGCCACCCGTTCCTTCGTGATGTGCACGCCATTCGTCCGAGGACGAGATACCGTGACATTCGACTGTCCGAGGTTGATGCCCGGCATAAGCTCGGTGGTGCCAAGGAGGACCATGCGAGCGTTGATGTTGGCAGGAAGATTGAACAGAGGCGAGGCACCGCTCGCAACCGCTTCAATAGTATGCCAGACCGAACCAACCTGAACTTCGTACGAAATCTCGCAGCCATCCGGCACGACCTGCTTGGTGAGAAGGTCGATGCCGCAGATACCACCCGAGAGATTCCACGCCGTCAGGTTGACAGTAACGCGAGGGGCACTGAACTCTGCAACCAGCACTTCAAAGCAGGCGTCGAGAGAAATGCTACCCTGCGACCAGAGGCCGTCCGTCGATACGAAGAACGAACCCTGTGCGTACTTATTGTTTTCAGCCATCGCCAGCCAGTGGTTGCCGGAGGTGATGACGAACCAACCGTACCGCTTGCCACCTTCGAGGAAGACCGGCTCGATTGCAAACTTTGTCGCGATCGGGTGGATCTTCATGTCGGCAGCCGCAACAGTGGTGACCGCCAGACAGCTTCCGTAGTTTGGCGCACCGTTTTCGAACACCTCGCAAAGCCCGAGACGGACGTCACCGCCGCCCGCATCAACGCGACTGAAGTAGATGTTGAAACCGGGAACCCAACCGGAGCGAGGCATCATGAAGGTATTGCCTGCCACCTGTCCGGTGTAGGACGCCTGCACGATTGTTGCCGCCCAATACGGTTCTTCGTAGGTGTCGTAGAAGATCTGACGCAGGCGCATGATGTAATGCGCCGGGCCGCCGTTATCCTGCGCAAACTCGACGTTATAGTTCGTGCCGTCGTTCTTGTAGAAGATGCCCTTCGTCTGATCGTACCGGCCGGTGCCCCACCACGCTGCGTTCGTGCAGACGAGGAACGGGTCGCCGTAGCGGATACGAGTCTTCGAGATAGTCTTCAGCGTGTAGGAGATCGTCTGCGAGCCGCCGTTTGCAAGAGCGTGCTCGGTCGATTTCTCAGTGATCGAGATCAGGTTATTCTCGGTGTAACGCGGCAAGACCATGCCGCCCGTCGACACCTGAATGCTGGTGTCAGATGGTGTCAGAAGGCCGAGGGTGATCTGCGCCGAGTTATCGTCAGCGAACCGGATGCCTTCTTCCACCTTCGTCACTGACTGCAGATGCTCGAGATCGCTATCCGTTTCGTCGAGGAAGTAATCCGACTTCGAGTAGGACTTACCTTCCGGCATCCCGGTCATTTCCGCCACGCGAGCGAGCTGCTCGAGGAGGTAGATCTGCATCTGGCGTGACAGCTTATCAGAGTTGGATGCGACCAGCTTGGACACGTCGGTCTTGAGACCTTCGACGACCGGCTGCGTTTCATCCATCCAGCCTTCTAGCACCTGCACGCGGGAGTCCAGCGACCGCATCGTGGTGATGCGATTGTCCGTGCTCTGCTCGACCAGTACGATTTCCGTCGAGGAGAGTGTCACCCAGGCGATGACCGTATTGGCACTATCGACCACCGGCTTCGACGGGGAGGGTGCCTGATCGCCGAGCTGGATTGCCACGTTGACCTTGCGCCATTCGACGGTTGCCGTTGGCTGCGGGTCCACCTGCGGCGGATAGACCGAACCATTGACCACGAAATCGCGAGGCTCGGTCCCGTCATTCGCCGTCTGTGCCTGAAGCAGGATCGCAACAATGCGGCGGTTGCCGGAGGTCGGCATGTGCGCCAGGAGATTGAGAACCGTCGCGTTGTCGCCGCCCGTGAAGAGCTTCCCGTCCTTGAAAAGGATGACAGGTGTTTCAACCGTGACCTGCGTCGTTGCCGTCTTGGCGACCGTTGCGCCTGAGTAGCAAGCATCGAGTGCGCCGCTGACTGCTGCCGAGATTAAGGTATCCATGGCATCGCGAGGGAACTCAGCGAGGTTCTCGAAATCGCTGAGGGTCGCGTTCTGGTTGGCGGTAAAGCGGGCAATCTTCATAGTGAAGTCCTCTCAATGGGAACCATGCCGTCCCATTTCTGGTCGGCTGTGAAACTTAGATCGGCGATGCGCATGGGGCGGTAGGTCGCCGTGGTGAACCAGATCTGGTCACGCAGAGAACGCGACTTGTAGATCGCTTCCCCGACGTCCTTGACGCGCTCGGTCGCGAGACCGATATGGCAATTGCCGACGAAAGCGTGACCGACGTAGCTCCACATTCCCTCTCTGCGGTAGGTAGCCTTGACCCTGAGCAGAGCGGTGTATGAAGTGAGGCCGATGTAGCTGTAGTTGATGAACGGCGAGAACAGGCCAGCCGCCTGTCCGATCCGCGCCTTGGTATCATCCAGCAACCGCCAGCGGTCGTAGATGTGGAGCGCAGACGCATCCGAATAGACATGCGTGTAGTTGACGCCGGTCTTGCTTCCCGTCGCCAGAACGGCTTCGAGGTAGCGCGCGCTATGCCGTTCGTAGACTCGCTCTGGCGCGATACTCAGCGGAGTCACGCTCTCGACGCCGTGCGGGATCTGCCCAGAGCCGAAGGTTCCGTCCTGACCGATGGTGATCAGCCGGCCACGGTTCTTGTCGGCGACGTAGGAAAGCCCCACGTAGCAATTGTCCACGACGGTATCGATCGGGTTGTAGTCTGCTGGTATGGCAAACGTTGTGACGTCGACCGCCGCATCGCTGCCCCATGTGCCGATCTGGTCGAATGACCGGATCTCGGTCTCCACCTCATCCTCGACGATAGTGGCCCGACGCCCGTAGTACCGTGCAGCCTCGTTCTCCATAACGAAGAATCCGCCAACGTAACCCGGCACTGTGCGCAGTCCATCTCCGACAGCGAAGGCCGGGCGCTCACCCGGTATGCTGTAAGGATAGAGCCGAAGCTCGGCGAACTGTTCCCGCCACTTGTTGAGCGCATCAGCCGAATAGTCCGTCAGGTACATGCCGACAGGCGGGATGACCGCGTCGTAGATGCTGGCGTCCACAAAAGACAGATACTTATTGATCCCCGGCAGAGTGCCCTTCAGGCCCTTCATGCCGTAGATTTCAGCCGTTATCCGGCGTTTCTTCCACTCCGGCCAGTTGTCTCTCCAGAGATCAACGCCGCGTCCCCATGCAAGGAATGGAAGGTGCGAGACCGAAGTGAGATACGGATCGCGCATTCTCTTGACGAGATCGACATCCACCCGATTGACGGAGAAGGCAGCAAGTCCTTCAAGCGCCTTCTCAAAATCGGTCGCGTTCAGTGGGAGCAAAGACTCACCGCTATCCATCACGCCACCTCGACGATTACCTCTGGTACATAGACCGTTCCGTATTTGCCCGGATCGACATCGGTTGATGGCTCGATTACCACCACGCTTTCCAGCGCATTGCCGTTATGAGCGGCGGCGATAATTCCATCTGCGCGCAGCACCGTTCCGATTGCAGATCGCGAGCTGACGTAACTCTGAATCGAAGCCTTGGCCTTGGAGACGGTCGTGGACACGTCTGGACCTGTCTGCGCCGTGACCTTCACCCGGATAACCTGGCTCACAATCGTGGCCGAGCGCACGTAGACATTGTCGGTCAGCGGTCGCCGGGTCTTCGCAGACAGTGCGTCGTAGACCTTCGTGACCACGTCCTGGCTGACAGTGCCGTCGCCTTCGCGTCCTAGGAGGATGATGTCGCACCGATTGTTTTCGCCCTTTATAGCCTCGACCTGCTTGATGCTGCCGTCAGCTGACCATGCGAAAAATCGGTATGCATCTTCCGGCCCGGCTGCAGCGTATCCGTCCGGCGCGAGGTTGCGGCGCTGCCGGAACTCCTCATCACTTTCGTAGACGGGGTTCCCTTCATCGTCGTAACGAATGATCCGGCGCGTCATGCCGAAGTCAGCTGCGAAGTTATCGAGATCCGTCCCGGTCGCCGTCGCCAGCATCACAGCGCGAGCCACCTGATTGGCACGTGCGCGCCAAAGGAGTTCTCGGTATGCGAATGCTTCGATGACGATCTTGACCGGGTCCGTTTCGAGCATCTCGACGTTGTACGCCGGGAGCTCTGGTTTTGTTTCCCGCACCTTGGCCCACCGCTCTTTGAAGTCGGCGACCATCTCATTCAGGATGGTTTCGTAATCGAGAGTTTCGATAACGTCCGGCAGCGGGACAAGTGTCAGGTCGATAGCCACGTTCTAATCCTCTCGAAGGGGAAGGCGTCAGACCGTGCCGACCAGAAGCTTCCCTTCGGATTCCGTAAGGGAGAGATAGGCAGCACGTTCGACAGGGTTGGAATAGTCACCGAGATGGCCGTTCTCGAAGAACACGCCGCTCACCTCGAGCCTAACAATGCCGGGGGTTTCAACATCGAGATTGGCGCGCAGAAGAACGAAGCCCGGTTCCCCGAGCTGCCTGCCTTCCTCGACACGGGCTTCAAGTGCCTGTGCCGTTGCGACATACAGGTCGACGATAGTGTCGACGTTCTGCGGCCTGTCGATGATGCTCGGGAGATCCGAGCCAAACCCGCGCAGCTGAACTCGCTCGCCGAGTTCCGTTGTCAGAATGGTGACTATGCTCTGCAGGCAGTGGTCCCATCCGAAGAGGCATCGACCGGTTTTAGCGTCAATGCCGACCCGAGCCATTAGCGCGTCTTCTTATCCAGAACGACCGGGGATGGTTCAGTCTTCGGAGACTCCGCCTTGACGCTGGCCTCGCCAACCAAGCCCGAAAGCACAAGGTACTTGGCTTCACGGTCGGTCAACTGGATGCGTGCGCCCTTGGCGCGATGTGCACCGGCGATGAACCCTTCGGCATTCACGACGTAGGTTTTCTTGCTGCTCATTGATCTGCTCCTTAATTGGACGGAACGTCGGTATTGGCGCCGCCTGGAACGACCCCGCCATGGATGTGTGAGCTGCCGACATTCTTGCCGTCATGCTCCTGCTTCCCACCGGTCTGGGTGAATCCCTCACCAGTGAACTGATAGGTCGTGCCGCCGACCTCTATGAAGAGGCCTTCGGCCGTATGGGTGATGGCGGCCCCGCCGATCACGACGCGCTTCTCTGCGCTCTTGTTGTGCGGCTGTGGCGTATCGTCGGTGAACCCGCCCTTGATGATAAAGGACTTGCTTAGCTCACCGTCCGGCGAGACCAGCATGACGCGCTGACCAACCGATAGCGGTGTCCATTCATTGATGTCGCCCGCCTGTTCCGACCACGACGTTGGCGGGGAGTCGATGCCGTGAGCTGTCACGATGGCCGTGCCGTTCTCGTAGTCGACTTCCTTCACCACGCCTTCACGGAACATATTGTTCTGTCTGACAGACATGCGCCGGACGACGTTCTCCATGGACTCGATGCGCTCGATCAGCCTGTCGAAGAAAGTGAAAGAGGTCATGTCGAAATCCCTTGATGCTGCCAAACGATAGGCGTCGTCAGGAGAGGCTGTGCACCTGTCGGAGAGCCGAGTTTTTCTGCAAGGTCGCGGGTATATCCGAGCATCTTCATTGCCCGGTCATTCGGCGTGTCCGCTGCATTGGCCGTGAGCATGGCGACAATATCGTCAACCCGGTCGCTGTAATCGGGGAAGGTCTGAAGCCTATCGAGAAAACGTTGGATGTCACCGGGAATAACGCCTGCGGCATTCTCCCGGATCGCCTTCATTTCCACCGTGACCTGTCGTGCTGCGAGACGCAGGCCGCCTTCAACGGATGCACCACGGCGGCTCACTACAGTCTGATATGACGTGCAGAGGTAGTTGAAAACGTCGCTGGCGATAGTGCCCTTGGTCAACGCGCGGAACATCTGAAGCTCGAGAGCATCCAGCGTCGTTTCGATCTCGCTATCCGTGGAAGGGCACTCGAGGCTGTACGGCTCCATAGCGCCGTCCTCGTCCTTCTTCACTGTCTGCACCACCAGCATTTCAAAGGTGAGCGACATGAGACGGTCTTCGTGGACGCGCCCGGCCTTCGGCCATGGATCTTTATCGTAGTCGGTATAGACGACGACGCAGGGGAAAACCCTGTCGATCTTCATATCTTCAACCGGCTCGATCTTGGAATCGAAGATGAAAGGGCCGGCCAGCGTGGGCCACGGCTCTTCCAGATAATTGTTGAGCGCGCATACAGCGGCCATGCGGGTGAGGCTGCGATAAACACTCATGCCTGACCTCCGAGTTGCACAAGCATCAGGACAACGCGGGATAGGCCGTCACGCTGCGAGGAGATGACTTGAAAGTCCGGTAGCTCCGGCCGGGTAGGGAATGACACCAGGTCGCCCTGCTTTGGCTCCTCTGCACCAAGGGGGAAGTAGACGCGGTCAATCGACAGCTGCGGATCTCTGCCCGACTGAAGCGAACGCAGATCGTTCGCCTCACGGTAAGATCGACGCACGCCGAGCTGCACGCCATATTCGACTGAGATGTAATCGAAGATGCCTTTGCCGTTGACGACCTTGCGGGCTACGTCAGGGCCGGATCTCCCGTTCGGAGTCGACGCTTGTGGCGTAAACACGAACGGGATCGCGTTGACCCGATCGACCGTCTTGCTGATCACTCTGTCCATACGGTCGAACATTGCCATGGCGAAACCTCTTTATTTCCCGGCCTTCTTACCTGATGCCGGAGCGGAGACTGATTTTACCAACTCGGCAACCTTAGCCTCGACGATCAGCCCAGCATCCCGGTAGCCCTTCGCATCTTCATCGGAGAGGGAGACGACGTCCTTCTCGTAGACCGGTCGGCCCTTGAGAATGGTGTCCAGCAAGACGATGTACTGCTTCATTTGAATCTCCATGCGGAGAGCGGCGGCCCGTTACCAAGCCACCGCGCGCCGGATTAGAAGTTGTCGTTCAGACGAACGCGGCCAACACCGGAAGGATTGGTAGCGGCTTCGACAGCAACACCGATCTTCGTATTGTCGGTGGAGACCGTCGTGGCGATGCCGTTGGCGTCAGCGTAAATCTCTGTGCCGACAGCCCAAGCCTGCGCCGAGGTTTTCGGCAGTTCATACACACCGCCGAGGGCGAGCTCGAACTCTTCGCCGATTGCTGCCGAGGTGGCGGCGATGCCGAAGATCTTGCCGACGACAACGAGCGAACCCGAGGTGACGGCTGCGACCGCGACAACGGTGATAACCTTGCCGGGCTGAATGAAATTGCGCATGGGGATGCTCCCTTGTTTCGCACAAATGAATAGGGCGCCGACGGGGAGTCAGCGCCCTTGGTGATGGTGACCGAAGGCCAGATTACTTGGCGGTGCCGGCGTTTTTGTACGCGAAGCGATAGTCGGTCAGGCCAACACCGAAGTCGTGAGCCAGCGTGTATTCGACACCTTCGACATCGAAGCCGAGACGCTCGTTCGTACGCGGTGTTTCCGAACCGAGAAGGTGCAGGTAGTGGATACCGCGACCCATGGTCGACGCCGCATCAGCAAACAGGAACCAAGCCTTGGTGTTCAGAGCGTCAATGCGATGCTCATAAACCGGCTGGATCGAGCGGATCACCTGCGGGACAACGTCATCCGTTTTGGTCGGAACGGTGATGCCGGTGATCAGCTTCTGGGCGACGGTTTCATTGTCAGCGCCGACAAAGAGGTACTTCGGCGTGACGTTGATAGATTCACCGTCGATATTCTTCTGCTTGCGGAAGTCCAGGCGAGCCGCTTCAAGGGAAGCCTGATCGATCGCGCTGCCGGTAGAGGCAAGGTTCTTATGGTCCGCGTGGAACAATGCCTTGCCGTCCTTCAGCTTCAGGACGTTATCGAGGATCGCGCCCCATACAATATCGCCTTCGAGCTTGGCTGCCTTCATGCCCCAATTGGCGACGAGCTGCATGAATGCGTTCAGCTGGTCGTTGATCAGCATTTCACGGGTGAACCCGATCTTGCGACCGTACGACTGGAGCTTCATGCCTTCTTCGGATTCTTTCACCGTGCCGGACTTGAACTCGCCGTTCTCGTTCTTCGGCAGCAGGTCAGGAGCCGAGCCGATGTCGAGAACCTTCGTTTCACGGAAGTCGGAGAGGACCGTCCGGGTTGCGAAGAGCTGGAAGGTGTTTTCGTACAGGCCGTACGCATTAAGCAGCGTCTGCGTCGTGATGTCCTGAAGGATGATCGGGAAATCCGACGTGCTGTGAAGTGCGCGCTGTGCGATATCGTGCATCGAGCCGCGGGTGCTCTCGCCACGGGCGCGAAGCAACTCCTTGGCAATGTCCATGGTGGACATGGCGCGCCATTCGCGGGCACCGTCTTCCAACTTGGCAACCACGTTGTTGCGGTGAAGCAGCGCGTTCGCCACCATACGGCGCATGGTTTCCTGAGAGTCCTGCATGCCGCGAGTCTCCACGATGGGGAAGGTTGGAGACTGGTTCTGGCGTTCGACCATCTTGTCGAAGAGCGCGTTGCGGAATGCTTCCACATCCGTGCCGCCGTCGACAGCTGTGCGGACCATCTCGTCGCTTTCCTGGAAACCAGCAGTGCGGGCCAGGTCGTTGATGTCCTTGACGCGCTTGCGCTCGGCAGCGACGGCAGCGCGGGACTGCTCGGCTACTTCTGCCTGACTGACACCTGCTGGCTGCGTTACCGGAGCTGGCTGCTGTGCAGTGCGGGTCTGGGCGGCCTCGGCTGCCGCGCGGGTAGCAGCTTCAGCTTCATTACGCTGCTTATCTTCCTCGTCGTATGCAGCGATGAGGCGAGCGCGAAGGGCGTCGTCGTTTTCGCCGTCATTGCGGGAAAGACCAGCGCCGAGGGCCAGAGCGTCGAGCTTATCGCCGTTAAAGGACTTAGCTGCATCGCGCTTATTCATGGGTGTTTTCTCCGTGAGAGGTGCGGCCTCGGCCGCGTCATGATTTTCCTGGCGAACCAGAACTTTTTCGACGTCCTTGCCAGTCGGCTCGGATCGAGAGATGGCCTCGGCATCCGCCGGTACGGGGACGATGGACAGCTCCATCGGTTCCCAATCGATGGCCCGGAGGATAGGCAACTGCCCGTCCGAACCTTCGGTCTTTTCGTAGCGGTGGATCTTGTAGCCCACCGAGATCGAGAGCGGATGTCCGTCCCGCAGATCCTGGAGGATCGCCTCGGCCTTTGCATTGCGTGAGAGCTTGATCAGGGCGTAGCCGCGACCATTCTCGATCCTCACGCTGCTCGGAATGACCGTGCCGAGACGTGAGTCCATGGACCACTGTTCGTGGGTATCGAGCAGGGACATGGCGTTGAAGCGGTCCATACGGATCGCCTTCTTGTCCACGGCCAGCTCTTCCATGTAGTAGCCTTCATCCCAGGAATACCGCTTGACCTTGGCGCCGGTTGTCCAGCAAACCTCGACCGTGCGGTCTTCCTCGTTGAAGGAATCCGAGCGCACCTCACACGCCGCGAAGGGCTTGGGGATGCGGATCTCTTTCTCAAGAGCCTCTCTAAGGGCTTTTGGCATTGCTGCCTCCGGTGTTGGAATCGCCTTCCTGGACCCACTGAGACTGGCCTTGCGACGTGACCTTGCGCGGGTCACTGTCGAGCACGACCTTACTCTTCGTCTTATCGACGGCGGTGTTCCATTGATCGATTTCATTAAGGACTTGCTGCGGGTCACGACCGGTAGCAGCGATGACATCCTGCATGGAGCGCTTGCCCATACGGACCTCAGCGAGATCGGCGCGGGCATCGTCAAGGCGAGTGATGCTTGTTACTTCAGGCGGAACCCACTCGACCTCTTCATTCCATGTTTTGGGGATCGCCCCGTCCAGAATTGCGGCTTGGATAAACCAATCCCACACCTTCTGAAGCACCATCGGGATGATGTAATGCCACTGAACGATCTCTACAAAATTCTGGTACGCCAGCAGGCCAAGCTTACCAGAAGCGAAATTGGCCTGACTGAAATCGCCGGTCATGATTTCGTACGGGATACGAGCACCAGCTGCGATGCTTCGTTGACGTGTACGGATATAAGCTTCAACGCCTGCCGAGATGGCCGGGCTGTTGAACTTGATGTCCTTGCCGCCACGTAGCACGCCGAACATTCCCGGCTCCATTCTCTCAAATGGGAAGCCATAGATGTCCGTGACGCCGACAGGGTCCGCCTTATCCGCTGTCTCGTCGAGGCCGATATTCGGATCGCTTTCGTCGACATCCTCGTCGCCGGGGATCACCATGCCGACCATGCAGGACTCGACCTTCTTGCGGATGTTCTCTGCAAGCTCGTAATCCTTCAGGTCGCGGATCTCATTCATCACCGAGTGCAGCCAAGGCACACCGTGCACCTGATTGTTCTGCGGCTCATACAGGTGAGCGATCTCGTTTTCTGGAATGAACTTGCTCACCACACTGTCGAGCCCGCCGGTCAAATATGACAGGCCCGATTTCGGGTGATCGTTGAACATCCAGTAGCCGCGGCGATTGCCGACAGCATCGAACTCGACGCCCTGAATAATCCGGTTGCCGGGGTTGCCCGGCGGGACGCCCTGTTTGGTCCAGTCGCAATACTCAGATTCCAGGATCTGGAGCTGAAGAGGGACGGGGAACCCATCTCCACGACTGCGGACACGACGGCGAACATAGACCTCACCGTCCTGAACCATCATCCGGGCAAGCAGATAAACACCGCCGTCGAAGTCAAGGCCAGTGCCGGAGAAGCAAACCTTCTTCCACTTATTAAACAGCGACATCACCTTCTCGTCTTTGACGCGAGGGGTAATGCCGAAGCCAACGAAGTAGTCGGCGTGCTTTCCTACGATCGTTGTCGCGAGCGGATTATTGCGGACAAGCTCTCGCGATCGATCCCGGAGAGTCTGACCTGCTTTTCGGATTTCAGCATCCGCCGTGCCCGATACAACGTTGATGCCTTTAGCAAGGCGTCCGGTTGACGCCCCCTCGTATGAACGAGCGCCATCCAGGATCTCCATACGTCGTCTGTGAGCAGCGCGCGCCGCTCCAGCCCTCGGGCTAAAATACCCGATGGCCTTATCCAGAAGGTTCGCCATTAGTACCCCCTGCTGAACGTTGTCAGGATCGTGTGCTTCCTGCGCCGCTGCGGGGTTGCTTCGGCTTCGAGCTCATCGATGATGGCCTTCATGTCCGCACGACTGCGGTAGGAAACGTCACGTTCCCGGAACTTCACACGGGTGGCGCCGAGGTAATACGCTTCCTTTAGATCCCGGAGAAAAGCGAGCTTCTCTTCCGGCGTAAACGACAGGGCGTCGTTTTCAGGTTCTTCGGCCATCACCAGATGCTCCCTCTGCTACCCCAAACGCTCGATGGCCGCGCAGGCCGGTTAGGGGCTGGACGGGTCGGTGTTTCTGGCGGCTCGGTAGGTTGAACTTCACGAACGACACGCCTCGAAGGGTTCACGTCGTCTCGCAGTTTGGACAGGTTCAGGATCATTGCGCAGGCGCCCTGCATGGATTCACAGTCGAGGAAGTGGTTTTCCTTCGACCGTTGAACCCACTTCACCTTGCCGCCGGGAGCGCGCATGCGGCTCTCGGAAACGATCTGGCGGGCATAGTCCTCGCTGATGTCCTCGGGCAGATACCACGCCCCTGGCGCATCATCGGCCCAACGGATCTTCTGCTGCACCCACGACTTGAAATAGTCGGTGTCCAGCCGGAGCAGATCCAAACCTTTTTTGATTTCCTTACCGCCGATCTGGATGTCGATCTTGTTAGCCAAGAGCGGCTTGCGCATCGGGTTAGACGATCCCTTCGTCGCCCGCACAAGATGTGGGAATCGACGAGCGAAGGCGTAAACCCGGTGCTCGGGAACAAGGAACTTCTTGCCGGGCCGATAGCCGGAGTCGACCAGAGCGAGCCTGATAGGCAGACCGTCATAGGTATCCGTTAGCACATTGGCGAACGTGTCCCAGACCTCCTCGCCTTCGGTCATGCCGTACAGCTCTCGGGCTTCGACCAGCCATGACGTGCCGCCAGCGCCCCACCCACGGATGACGTAGATAAGGCGGTCCAGCTGCACGTCGCAGGTTAGCGTCAGAACCTTGACGGCCCCAGGTACTTCCCCCATGACGTAGTCGTCGGTGCATTCCATGACCTCGCTCCACTCGGGAGCTGCGCCACCACCCGGCGAATAAAGCTCGCCGAAGCCTTGGTTCTTAACCGACTGAACCGCCCGAGGATTACCGGAGCGCACAGCTTCGACATACGCTGCAGCACGTTCTCCCCACGATTTGAATGGAGAACAGAGGCCGGACACCCAATAGCTAAGCGTCCATGCATCCGGCGGCATTCCGATAACGTTGCCTTCTAAGTCAACAGACTGACCGGGTGCGACGTAGACGCCGCGATCATTCATCCACTCTTTCGTGGTGATGTCCGCATTGTCCGGTGCCGGGTCGTTATCAAAGATGAGGCAGCCATTCTTCGGGCACATAAGATGCGCCGTCCGCTGCGCCAATGCAGGAGTCGACGGCAGTTCTCGACCAGCCTCAGACATCGGCTTGTCCCACGCAAGGCAGGCAAACCGGGGAATGAAATACTCGCCACAGTGAGGGCAGGGCCATGCCCAATGGTATCGAGTCCCCGTCAGCCACAAGCGCCAGACCGTGGACTTGATCTCATCCGGGTCAACCTCAGACCAGAACTCAAGGCCGCTTTCAGGGTCGGTTTCCACTTCGGCCACCCCCTCGCTTGGCGTTGACGTGATGGCGTGAACGAAGGCCGGATAGGTATCACCGCGCGCATCGATCAGGCCGACCGGGTCGCCTTGACCGTTGAGGTTACCCGCCAGCTCGTCCACTTCGTCCGTGAGCGCCAGACCAAACGGGTCCGACTTCATCGCCGTGGATGACCCACCATGCGCCAGTCTCAGCGGAACACCGTTGATCAGCTTCTTGGTTTTCTTCTGCTTGGACTTGGCCGCGACGACATCCTTGAGGCAGGTGCTGCGCATGAGTTCATCAATGCGCGGTTCCCACTGGTTGATGATGAAGTCCTTCGACGGGCCGACATACAAGGTCGGAACCGGATGAGTGTCGAGGCGCTCCCCGATCAGATCGAGAAACGTCTCCGACTTGCCAGACTGAGCAGACACCACCATGACCACGCGCTTGTGCGTCCGGCCGTGAACAGCCATCGCGAAAGGGATCATGTACGGAGTCTTGTGCGGATTGCGTGGGCCCGGATGACCCGCCGTGTCGGGATATTCGCGGTTGTCTTTCGCCCATTGGACAGGGTCAGTCCTCGGCCTCGGCGTCAGAAGTTTCCTCACCCGACCGTAGATCCGCGATTTTTTTGGCAAGACGATCTGCCAATCGGAGCCTTCCCTTGTCGATGATGTCATTCAATCTCTGCCGCTCTCGCGGCGCTCCCGTGATCTCGGCTGGCAGGCCGTTGAGGTAGGAAAGGAATAGACCAGCCAGCTCGTCCGCTACGGACAAGGCTTCATCGAGCGTGATCAGCTCGCGGTCTTTCCTCATGCGGTTCATGCGGAGGTCGAGCGCCTTTTCTTCCCGGACCTTGTCCAGGCTTTCGCTCCCGGTCTTCTTGACCGCGCCCTCCTTGAGATGATCGGCATATGCCCGGACGGTATCGCCTATGGCGTAGCCAACACCCGTCTTCGACAGCACGCCGTCCGTCGTCATGATGCGAAGGAACCGGTCGCTCACCCGAAGAATCCGGGACATCTCCTGCTGGTTCACCACCTGATCGGCGATGTACGACTTCGGAGTTGGTGCCACCGCAACCTTCTTCGGCGCTGCCGCTTTCTTTGCCGCAGGTTTCTTTTTTGCTGCCGTCGCCATCATCTCACCCTTGCAAGTTTCTTATCTCGCCGCCGTGCTCGGCGGTTTCCCTGTTCCATCCATGGGGCAGGGGCCGTCGGTACATCGGGAGATATGCGTTGCTCGCCAGACACGACGAGCAACATCAATGCGGCGACCGCGATCAGCATTAGAACCTCATGAGTTTTTCGATGCGCTTGCCTACGTGCAGCTCAAGCTGCTGCGGGCCGACCACCAAGAACGTGTTCAAGGACTCGTCCTCTGGGATTTCCTTCATCAGTGCGGGGCCGAACAGCCGGCGGATCTTGCCGTACTTCACCCCCGAGGAGGCGAACTTGCCGCCTGCGCCTCGTGGCTGATTAGGCTTCCGGCCAAAGGTCCAAAGCGCTTTCGGTGCGCGACTTGACGTCCCGGCGCTCGGTGGCAGCATCGCGTAGAAATTTCCGTCCGCAACAAACGAGCGTTTGAAGATGCGCGGATTGTTCCACACTCCAGACCGGACGGTTCCCCGATCCAGTCCCTTGCGGCCAACATTCAATCGGCTGGATGATTTCACCGATCGAAGTCCCCGATACTTCTCAATGTCCGTGCCGCCCTTCACACCGAAGATGTCGAAGGCGAGAATTGCTTTGCGAGAGACGCCCCTCGTACCGGCCACGACGTAGCCCTGATAGTTGCCGGGCTTCAGGTTCATCTGTTTGGTGACTGCCTTCTGCACTTTCACTTTGGTGCGACGGCCAGCGTCAACAACGCCACGATGAAGCTCATCTTTGAAGGTGCCTTTAGCCAGGCGCTCCGACAATCGAGTGAAGCTCTTCAGCGAATTGATGTTTGAAGTGCCGAGCTTTATCTGCATTTCAGCCTCCAAACGATAGCTTTGTTCTAACGATGCCCCGGTGTTTCCGTGGTCGTACGCAAAATTATTTCTATCGGAGCTAGTCACCCCGTAGAATTTTTTTCTCGAAACTGAGTGCCAAGATCACCCGGACCAAGAGGCCGACCGTCACGGAATCGGAACGGTAGAAACAAAATCTTCAAAACCGCTCGAATACTGCGCTGCGCCCGACCCGCGGCGGCCCGCCCCCCTGCCAGAAGAACCTAACCGGCCATGGGGTCTAACCCATTGATATGCAATGACATTTGATGGCGGCTCACGTGGGCGTGCATGAGGCGTGCACGTGGGCGCATGGGTAGGCGCGTGGGTGGCGTGCACGTGGGCACGGGCATAGCGCGCCATGAGCGGGCAGGCATGGGCAGGCGCTGGCATGGCGTGGGGCATGGCAGGTGCCTTCCGGCTTCGCCTTCGCTTCGCTCTGCTAGTCCTGTTAGCGTATGTGGATTGTGGTTATGTGCACCATGCGCGGCGTCCGGCGTCTGGGCCGTACCTTATCGCCGCTGGCAATAATGGCTTATGGGCATTTGTTTGACTCGCCGATTTGAGTCCATGCAAGGGGAAAAGTGAAATACGTACCGGCTTTGAACCATTGCCAGCGCCTCCCGCCTACCGGCCGCATGTGCGGTTTACTGCTTATGGCACGGCCTTCCTGCCGCCATGGCATGGCCGGGCATGTGAATGCCTGGGCGACGGGTTTTTTAAACTGATAACAAGTAAATTCATAAAAAATTCAATGCATTAGTATCCGTCTGGCGTCATGCCGAATTTTCCGGCGGTCAAAAATCATTGCAGCTCAAACGGGTTTCAAGCGCTCTAACATATTGTTTTTGCTTTGTTATTGCATCGACGATCCATTGAAAAACCGGCCTGAAAATGGCCTGTTTTTTGGGAGCTGTGGCGGAAATGTAATTCGTTTCGTATAAATTTGTTTTGTTTGTTTTCAATACGTTAGATACAAAACGTATAATTTATTAAAAATAGCGCTTGCGTTTAATACGATCTGAATTATTCTATGTGTATCGAAGCAACGGCAACGGGGCAACGATACGCCAGACCGGCAACGGGCAGGCGGGTTCTTTGAAAACAAGACAACGGCTTTTGCCCTGTTACTTGCTAGGCGGACGTAAATCGTGACTGACTTGTCAGTGTGGATTAGCGGGGTTGAATAGGTTCTAGGGATCAACAAAGGCGCGGTTGCGAATCGGTGATTGATGCGTGTGAAGTCTTACAAGCTTTGCCAGTCAATCGGGGCCTGCGAGAAAATCTAACGTGAATGTTAGTCCGGCCTGACTTAACAATAGGACGCTTGCGAATATGCGCCGCTGGAAACAGGACGGGCGATAAGGCAAAGCACAATAGGCAATATGCGGTTCGGCTGGGATAATCCGATATGAAGCTCTGAAAAAGCGCCGCTCTATAAGGCTAGTCCCCGGCAAGCGCCGGATGTTTCGAGATAAACCATTCAAAGAATTTTCAATGTGAAAAGGCCGGAATTGCTGAAAAAGCTTTCCGGCTTTTTCCGTTGCGATGGCTTGGCAGATAAGGCCGGGCTTTTTCAACGGAAAGGCAAGGCAATGGATTTTGAAACTGCGATTGAAAGCAACGTCTCAATCAATGCGGCAATCGCTGAATTGGCACGGCACGGACACAAGGCAATCGATTTTGACGATTGCGAGCTATTCGATTGTGTATCCGGCGAAACAATCGCCGTTATCAACGGCGGATGCATTGCAGGCAATGCCGTTCTGGCATGGCTTGGCTACTGAATTGCAGCATAAAGGGCAGGGAAAGCCTGCCTTTTGTGAAGCTATTCGGCTTCGATCCCCGCAATTATGCGACAAATGGAAAAGGAAATTCATCATGGCAAATTTCAAGGTTCTCAAAGGTAACGCGCTAGGTAAAGCTATCGAAGGCCGTGGCGAAGCCATTGCCACGTTCACGGAAAAAGAGCACCAGCTCGCTTATTCGGCTATCGCTCATCTGGATGAGCACAACGATGCGAAGTATGTGAACGCGCTTTATGCCGTCACGCCGGTTAACTACCGTGCCGGATTGCGTGCATGGGTAGGCGCTTTTGCAAAGGCGAAGTTTGAAAAGGAATCGCAGACGTTCGTCTATGCGAAGGGCAAGGAATCGAACCTTGAAAAGGCGCTGGAAATCGCGCCGGCGAACTATGCCAAGGAATCCAATGCCGGCGCGGGCAAGGCTGCTAAGTCGCTTATGGAACGTGTGGAGTCTGCCGCGAAAAAGGTCATCGAAGATGAAGCTGCAAGCCGTGACGACAAGGCTTTCGCTCGCGCCTTGAATAACTTCCTTGCCATGCACAAGCGTGCCCTGACGCAGCCAAAGGCGGAAAAGCCTGCGAAGCCTGCCCCGCGCCTTATCAAGGCGAAGACAGAAGCAACGGCGGACGCGAAGGCCGCTTAATCTGAAAAATCGACAAGGCCGGGTCCGAATAGGGCCCGGCTTTTCCGTGAACCCCTGCAAGGGCGCTTTCGTGCGCCTTTTCACGGCTTCACGCCGATCTCGCAATCATGCGCTCATGGAGAAATTGTCATGCTTTCACGCCCGGAATCCGTCCGGCGGCAGGCTGATTATGCGCCTTTCCGCCACCCACATTTTGAGACTGCCAAGGCCGCACAACGTGCCGCCTTCCTGCGCGAGCTTGAAGAGTCGGTTCGGCGGTCTGACGCCATGCGCGCACGCCTTTCAACCGCTCGCGTCTTGGAGTCACTGCAATGAAAACCATTCTCGCCGCACTCGCCTTCCTGCCTGTCTCGCTCCCGCATGATACGGCGCCTATTCCGCGCCCTGACATGCCTGCGCAATATGTCGTGGTCGCGTTCGACAAGGGCTTCACAAAGGCAACTGTCATCGAAGAATTTCGCGACATTGACGACCTCGAAGCATGTGTCGACGTCGCGCAGTCGTCCGGTGAAGGCCAATGGACTTCATGCGTCCCCGTAACAGGCGAGGCGGAAGCGTATGCGCTCGCCGAACCCACGGACTCCATTGCTTGCCTTCTGGCCGCAATCCAGCCCACTGACGCGAACCTTGAAGCGTGCACGGGCATTCCTGTGGCGGAGTCGATCAATGAATAGCGTTTCGACCTGTCATCTCCCACTAGCCGCGCCGGGACTTATCAGCTTCCGGTGCCGCTCGCCTTTCGGCTGGATCATGATCGGCGCGCACGACCCTGACGACGCCATGAACCAAGCCCGACGCTCCAGCGATTCCGCGAACCGCGAGACGCTGCAAGTCTGGAATGGCTCCCGCTATGTGCCGGTGTAACGCCATGCCGCGCCATTGGGAAACACACCTATACACCTACGCCGTCGCCTATCAGCAAGGCGACAAGATCAAGCCTGAAAACCTTGCCGGTATGCGCCGCAAGGCGCTTTTGCACGGCCATACAGAAGGCCAATGCCTGCGAGTCGAGCAAGATCCCGGCCTTTACATTCGCACCGGACGCCTAAGCCCGGTCTAACCCGCACCCCGCACCCTGCAACTATGCACGAAAGGAAACGCGCCATGAGCAACCCCGCTCAAGCCGCCCTGACACGCGCCGTCAACCGCGCAATCGCCAATGGCTCGCCTGTTGTCGTGAACGTCCCGCCGCGTATTGCGGCTGGATACCGCGCCTTTACCGGCCATGTTTTCACGGCAACGCAAGCGGCGGCTTACAACGCCGCGCTTGACCGATTCGAGCGGTCGCCGAATGAGGCGAACCAGAATGGCGCGCACAATCTTTTCTATTCCATCGCCTTGACCGGAAAGGAAGCATGACCGTGCGCAAACTGAAAGCTTTTCTGCTCGGAATGAGGGAGTTCCGGCTGTCCATTACATGGGCTGACCCCGCTCGCACCGACGACTGCGACTATACCGGGCTTGACGAATCCTACGACAGAGGCCGGGAATTTGCGCACCGTCTGACCCTGCGCGCCTTCGACGGCTGACTACGCCTTTCACCGCCCGCAACCATGCACAAAAGGAGAAGCACCATGTTTGCGCCTACTATCACGAATCCGACCGGCAGACACTTCCGCGAATGCGACCTGCCGAAAGAAAAGATCGTCGACTACGACACCTTTCAAAAGATCGTCCGCGACGAAATCTATGGCCTTGTGCCACGCAAGACTCGCCAGCGGTTCAACGACCCGAGCATAGCCGCCTAAGCCGACACCCCGCAAACATGCGAAAAGAGGAGATCCGCGCCATGAAAGCGCCCGTTGCATACACATACGTCATATTGAACGAACGTCGCCGCTCGACGGCCCGCTGGTCGCTGGCAATCCAGTTCCCAAACGGAATCCTTGAGCGCCTTACGACATACAAAAGTCGTTACCGCGCCGTGTCCGCCGCAAAGACTCTCGCCGTCGGCTCCTGCCGCATAGAGGTGCGCGCGTGAAAGATGCACTCCGCGAACTGGCTGACTTCCTTTGTTACGACGTCATGCCTGCCGTGGTCGTTACGGCCTTCATGCTTGTTTTCTGGGCTGTCGCGATAGCGATCCTGCCACAATAGTTTGGCCTCTGCCCCCGAGGCTGACTTCCGATCCCTCAAAACCGGAGGTGTCCCATGCGCCGGGCTTTTAAAGCCGGCTGACTCAACTCGGCGGGAAATCCGCGTGACCGCCCGCCCTCGTAACCGGCGCGCACCCCCTCGCAATCATGCAACAGAGAAAATTATGTCTTTTGAGACCGTCTTTATCGCCATCGGCTTGATTTATATCGCCGCTTCGCTCGTCGCCTACCGCCTTTTGTTGCGGAGCAGGTAACGCTTTCACCCGCAACCATGCATATGAGGAGAACAACATGAATGCCGCCCTGCCGCTCATTGTGAGCCTGAATTGCGGGTGTTTCTTCCGTGGCCGGTTCCTGATCGAGACGCCCGAATGCGAAGAGCATCGCAAGCTCGAAAGCCTCGACGACATCGACGACGAACCCGCCGAGTTCAAGTTCGACCAGTTGTCCGACCGAGCGAAAGAACGCGCTCGCGACAATTATCGCGAAGGCTACCCCGATCATGACTGGTGGGACTCCGTCTATGACGACGCGGTCACCATCGCCGAAATGATGGGCATAGAGATAGATGGCACCGCGCGGCAACCATCAATACAGTTCTCCGGCTTCTGGTCGCAAGGTGACGGCGCGTCGTTTTCAGGGCGCTGGACCCCATTGGCCGATCCGCTCGCCTCGCTCAACAAGGTGATGGAATACGCGCCACGGGACAAGGAACTGCATTCACTCGCCTTCGATCTGGCGTTGCTCTCCGAAGGATGCCGCGATCTCATTCCCGATGCCTATGTCCGCGTCACCAACTCTGGATATTATTCACACTCCGGCAGCACGCATTTCGACATTGGCCTGCCGCTCCCCGACAACATCGACGAGGACAACGAACTGCAAGTCATGGTCTATGAAGCCTTGCTCAAGGCTCGCGATCTGGACTTCGACTCATTCGAGGACCGCATCAAGGCAAGCCTGCGCGGATTCATGGACTGGATATACGACCAGCTCGAAGCTGAACATGAATACCTCACGTCCGACCAAGTGGTCGACGAGGCGCTCGCCGACTACAACTTCGATGAAGATGGAGAATTGCTATGATAGCCGAGTTCTCAATCTATCTGCGCATCTTTGACGTGCCCACGCTTGTCACCGCCGCACAAGAACGAGCCAGAAACGAAGGCGTCGACGAGAATGACGTCAAAGAAATGTACAACGAGTCCAACTTGGACAATTGCCTCATCATGTTGCTCGATCCATCCACGCTTCCCGGTTGCGAAATCCTCGAAAGTAACGCCGAGATTGCCTGACACCCCGCCAACTATGGCACCACAACGGAGAATCCCGTGAACATCATGACAAATCCTCAATCCGTTTCCTCGGTCCTCGCCAGCCGTGCGATGATCGTCTCCCTGTCCATCTCGCAATGGTCAGGCCGTCGCCTTGACCGGCAGATCACCGACGAGGTCAACCAGAACCACGGCGCTGCCGCCGACGCTGGCCGGTACAACAAGCTACTCCTCCCGAAGGAAGCATTGGCGGAAATCGTATCCATCGTCGGCGAAACCCGCTCGGACTTCCTCAAGCGCACATTGCCTTGGATGGACAATGGCAGCCGCATCATGGCGAGCGATGCATATTTGCAGCATATGTCATGGGTGCGCGGTCAGGTCGCCAAGTTCGACCGGGCCGTCGACAAATTCCTCGCTGACTACCCGCAATATGTGGCCGATGCCCGTGTCCGCCTGAACGGCATGTTCAAGGACGACGACTACCCCGACGCTCACATCTTGCGCAGCAAGTTCGGCGTTGCTTGCAAGGTTCTGCCAGTCCCCACCTCGGAAGACTTCCGCGTCCAGATGTCCGAAGCCCAGGCAGACCGCATCCGCGAGGAAATCGAGCAGCAAGTCTCCGACGCCACCACGGAAGCGGTGCGCGATGTTTACCGCCGCGTGGCAGACGTCACTGGCCGCATGGTCGAAAGGCTCAACAGCTACCGGCCTGCCGTCCACAAGGGTGACAAGACGGAAGGCGTGTTTCGCGACAGCCTTGTCGAGAATGTGCGCGATCTGATTAGCGTCATGCCTGCTTTGAATATCACCGGCGACCGCGAGCTTTCCGCCATGGTCGAACGGCTCAAGCCATTGGCCGAGCACGATGCGTCAACCCTGCGCGATAAGCCGGAGGTCCGCCGCGACGTGGCCGATGAGGCTCAGAAAATCCTCGACAGCGTCTCCGGCTTCTTGGCCTGAGACAAATAGAATTGCAGGAGCGAGGTGCCCGCTCCTGCATTTGGCGTGGCATGGCTTGGCAGGGCGCGGCGGGGCAGGGCAGGCAGGGCATGGCGGGGTGTGGCAGGGCGCGGCTGGGCAAGGCGCGGCAGGCACGGCATGGCGGGGCGTGGTGAGACTAGGCAAGGCACGGCTAGGCGTGGCAGGCTCCCTCCCAAAAGCCGCCGCTCTCTGAAAAGGGAGCGGCACCTCAAAGTTCTCCTCTTCACCGGGGAGCCCTTTGAGGTGTCAGAACGGCACTACGAACCCAATGCAATCATGCATCCAAGGAAACATGTTCATGGCAAAAGCAGCAACCAAAGTCGAAACCGGAATCATTCTTCCTAAGCTCAACATCCAGCTCATGGAAGTGGTGGTCATCGGCGACTCCCCACTCATCGTCCACGCTTGGTCTGAAAAGGCCAAGAAGGAAATGCTGGACAAGCAGTTGAAGGTAGCGAAGGGCGCTCGTGAAGCGAAAGACCCCGTCGCAGACTTCCAGAACACTATGTATCGCTTCGAAGACGGCGGTCACGGCTTCCCGTCCATCGCCTTCAAGGCAGCAGCGGTCACCGCTGGCACGTCCGTTGCGGGACTCACCAAGATCGCAGCGAGACAGGCGTTTCATATGCTCGGCGAGAACGCCGACATCGCCGGTGCTTTTGATGGGGCGCAGTCCCGCACCAACCTCGTGCGAATCCTTGGCTCCGAACCACAGATGCGTGAAGACATGGTGCGCGTCGGCATGGGAACGGCAGACATCCGCTACCGTGCAGAGTACCCGGATTGGCACGCAAAACTACTCGTTCGCTACAATGCAAACGTGCTGTCCGAAGCACAGATCCTCAACCTCATTAACGTGGCGGGCTTTGCTGTCGGCATCGGTGAATGGCGCCCTGAAAAGGACGGCAACTACGGCATGTACCATGTTGCAACCGAGAAGGAGCTGAAGGCGCTCGGTGTGTAATCACCGGGCTGGAGCAACACAGGGCCGTGTTGCCATCGTGGCCCTGTTTAGGCGAGGTATGGCAGGCATGGTACGGCTGGGCGAGGCTAGGCAGGGCTTGGCAGGCGAGGCTTGGCAGGGCTAGGCACGGCAGGTCTGGGCCAGGCAGGCTTCCCACCAGCATCCAAGAGGGTAGGTATTCACCAGCCCCATTTCTTTTCAACAACCAACAGAGGAGTAGCTGCAATGGTAAAGATTGCTTCCTACGACTTCGCAGAGGGTTCCCGTTTCCAGAAAGGCGCGAATACTTCCGCCCCCGAACTGGTCGGCGAACACCTTGAGACTATCCGCAAGGCGAAAGACGGTAAGCTCACACCCGACGACGTGGTGGCCGACGCTCGTAATCCCAACTCTCCGCTGCATTCGTTCTTTGAGTGGGACGATTCAGCAGCAGCTCATGAGCACCGGCTTCGGCAGGCTCGCCAGCTGATCCGCACGATCGTCGTGCGCTATCAGGAAGTCGAGTCCAAGGAACCGATACGGGCCTATGTCAATGTCCGCTCCCCCATCAGTGACAAGGGGAATGACCCGGACAGCGATGAACCACGCCAGTATTACACCGACACAGTCGAAGCGCTCTCTGCCCCTGACATGCGAAGGGCCTTGCTTCTCCGGGCAAAGTCCGAGCTTGACGCTTGGCGCAAGCGATATGCCGACCTCGAAGAATTGTCCATCGTCGTGAGGACCATCACCAAGATGTCCGAGAAAGTCGGCGAGCTGGCTGATGCCTGAACCCAAACAAATAATTGGCGTGGTGGGGCAGGCGTGGCGAGGCGGGGCGCGGAGCGGCAGGGCTCGGCTAGGCAGGGCGAGGCAGGCAAGGCGAGGCCTGGCACGGCTTGGCGGGGCGCGGCGTGGCTCGGCGGGGCACGGCAGGCGAGCCTAGTCGTGTTGTGTCCAGTCGCGGCTTGTTTCGTTGGGGCAGGCAACCAACGGGGAGTCCTTCGCGGCTCCCCTTTTCTTTTCAGCAATCATGCAAACTAAGGAGACGAGCATGAGTGAACGCAATCACCCATCGCCTGTTCGATTTCTCCTCATCCCGGTACTCGGCGACATCAAAGAGGAACGGTTTACGGTTGCGCGCGCCACGGTAGTTCCCCGTGCCAAACTATTGGAGCATGTGCGGACGTTCTTCGACGAACCGATAGAGCGCGTGAACGTGCTCTATCGGGGCGAGTACCGCGATATGTTCGTCGGCGAGACCAGTTCGATCAACGACCGTCACATCCGAAACATCCGGGCGACCGAGATTTACCGCAACAATGTGTTGTCCAATGGGTGGGAACCGTCATTCTCGAACCTGCCATTTATATGCGGTCCCGCCGTTCTCTTCCCGGACTATCAGGTGTGGAAATAACCACCCGCAATCATGCGAGAAAGGAAATGCCATGTTCATCGTAGCTTGGTCCATCAATCACGGCGGCAACAACATCGAAGATCATTGGATCGTCGCCGAGACACGGAAACAGGCAGACGCCGAAGCAGCAAAGCTGCAAAAGATCGGCAACCTGCATTGTTGGGCGGTATCTGAAATCAAGGCAGGCTCCGAACCACATTGGATAGAGTGAACACATGCCGACCGGCGTAATGTACGGCCCGTATGCACGACAGATCACAGAATACCACCTGAAATTCTGGTTTGTTCTTGTCCTCGATGACGGTCTGGGAACTCGCCGTTACGAGCTGACCTTCGACCGCCCGCCGAACACTAGACCAAGAGCACGGTATCGCGGCTACTTCGGTGAAGTGGCTCCGAGATACCGGTCGAACTTCAACAACTACTTACCGCCCAACGACCTGTCGCCATACAACCTCACACCTTTCCCACGCTTTGAGCGTGACACGCTCGCTGATGCGATGGCCTCACTTCTGCAAGGTGAAGATCTTGCTGATGCGGTCAGGCTGTCACGCTTCGGTGGGCTTCCCAACCTCGCCAGATATGGCAAACACGGAGACCTTCTATGAACCTCAAGTCCGCAACGACTCTGCTCAACCACTTCATTGACGCCGACATCCCGGCATTCATGTGGGGCCCTCCCGGCGTCGGCAAGTCCGCTTCGCTGCGCCAGATTGTGACCGAGCGCAAATGGGGAATGGTAGACTTCCGCGCTTCGACCCGTGACTCGGTGGCGTTGATGGGCCTGCCTGATATTTCCGGCGAGACCACCCGCTGGAAAGTGCCGGACGAGTTCCCGCAGACCGAACGTGACGGTGAGGAAGGCATCTTGTTCCTCGACGAGCTGAACGCCGCACCACCTTCGATGATGGCGGCAATGTTCGGCCTGGTCCTTGACCGCAAGGTCGGCGACTACGTACTGCCCAAGGGCTGGCGCGTAGTTGCGGCTGGCAATCGTCAGGCTGACCGTGCTGCGGCACAGCGTATGCCTACCGCTCTCGCTAACCGCTTCGCTCACATCGACGTCGATGCAGATACGAGCGCCGGTCATGACAATGTCCACGTCGAATACTTCAATCAGATCGGCGTTGATCCGCAGCTCATTGCCTTCCTTCGGTTCCGTCCGGCACTGATCCATTCGATGCCGAAGAATGATGAGCGTGCGTTCCCAACGCCCCGTTCGTGGGAACAGGCGGCGAAGATCCTGAATCTTCCGACGGCACTCCGCCTGCAGGGTGTATCCGCTATCGTCGGTGAAGGCGCTGCGGCTGAACTGGAAGGATTCCTTCGTGTTTACCAGAACTTGCCTTCGCTAGATCTGGTACTCGCCAATCCGAACAGCGCGCCTATCCCGGAAGACCCGGCGGCTCGCTTTGCAATCTCCGCTGGCCTTGCCCGTAAGGTTGATGAGCGGTCTTTCGACAACGGCATGGCTTACATGCAGCGCTTGCCTCGTGAGTTCGAGATTATGATGTGCGTCGATGCGGTGCGTCGTGAACCGAAGCTCAGCCATACGCAGACGTTCACTTCGTGGGCCATGAGAAACCAAGACGTCACTCTAGGCTGATGCCATGGCAGAAATCCGCGCCATCTTCGGCCCTTACAAGACGGAAGAACAGACCTCGCGCATCACTTGGTTCTTCTCCGGCGTCCGAGCGGACGGGGAGTTCACGGCGTGGTCTCTCCGTTTTCAATTCGATACGCGGCGCTATACGTGCCGCGTCATCAAGAACAAGCAGGCAGCAAAGTATGCCGCGTCCATAAGTCATAAAGACTTGTTCAGCCTCCCCGAAGCAGCGCGGTCGGAAGTCAGTTGTGGCCGCGTGACGGACATGCTCAAGGCCAAGCTTTCACCAGAGCAAATCGCTCGGGCTACGGCGCTGGCTATACAATACAGGAGGTGATGATGGCCATCATTCGCAGGGTCTTCGGTCCCTTCCACCCTGAACACATCCATCCGGGCACGCAGGCTGAGGAGCTGCGATGGCATTTCATCGGCATCAAGGACGACAAGACGACAGCACACTGGACATTGGTCTTTGACCCTCGCAAGCGAACTTATCGGGTCAACAACAATACCAGCAGCGGCGGCTTGATTGGCCGCAGCCGAAAGGCATTGATCGCCCAAAAGATAGATCCGGGTGTCAATTGTGAGACTGCTCACCCCGACGCCTGGCTCGACGACTCTCCAGTCATGGAGGGCACCATCACCAGCATCCTGAAATCGAAACTCTCACCAGAGGATATTGCCAGGGCGACCGCGCTGGTAATCGCAAGGAGATGAATCGTGCTGACTACCGACGTCATCATGAACAACTTCAGGAAGAGCGACCACGCTGACAATCGCTGGAGCTTTGCTCCGCTTCCCGAAACCGTTCTCAACACACACCTTTACTACCTTTCGTTCATCAAGCAGGAGCGGCGGTTCATGCTGTCTCGAAAGCAGATCGTGCCCTTCATCCCGATCGAAGATGACGAACTCCTGCAGGCGTTCAGGGCGACACTGCATGCAGACGAAGTGGCTGCGTGCATGAGATCCACTCTCGATCAGGGCGTCGACCCGGATGACATTCCATTCTGATACACGGAGGCCAACATGAAAACCGAAGACAAGATCCTCGCCGCTCAGACGGCGCTGCTGTGGGACCACCCATTCTTTGGCGTCCTCATGCTCCAGCTCAAGAAGGTGCAGGTGGATGACCCGAAAAAGGTCGATACGATGGCGACCGATGGCCGCCACCTCTACTACCACCCGCCGTTCGTCGACGAGCTGAAGAAAGACGAGCTGGTTTTCGTGCTGGCCCACGAGGTAATGCACAACGCCTTGGAGCACCACATCCGACGCCAGTCCCGTAAGCCGGGCCGCTGGAACGATGCCTGCGACTACGCCATCAACGGCGATCTGGTCGAATGCAAGGTCGGCAAGATGCCGGAGCGCGGCCTGCTCGAGGCCCGCTTCACCGGTCTTTCGGCCGAGGAGATTTACCGTATCCTCGACGACGAGAACAACGGCGACGACTCCGCTGAAGGGCAGGGCGATACCGGTGGTTGCGGTGGAACGATGGATGGCTGCGCACAGCACGACGAGGCAGCCAAGGCCGAGCTGCGTGCCGAGATGCAAACGCAGATCAGGCAGGCTGCCATGACCGCCAAGGCTGCGCAGGCTGGTAAACTTCCGGCTGGCGTGCAGCGTATCATCGACGAGCTGCTCATGCCGAAGGTCGACTGGCGGGCTGTTCTCCGCCGCTTCATCGACGAGTCCAGCACCCGTGACTTTTCCTGGGCGAAGCCGAACCGTCGTCTTCTGCCGCTCGGTCTCGTTACGCCTGGCACTATTGCTGATGGCGTCAGTCACATCGTGATTGCGGTCGACACTTCCGGTTCGATCGATGACGAGATCCTCCGTGACTTTGCCGCTGAGATTAACGGGGCCTTCGGAGAGGGCGCAGTTGACCGACTCACCGTCATCTATGCCGACGCCACAGTGAACCACGTCGAAGAGTTTGAGACCGGCGACGAGCTGCGGCTGCATCCTGCTGGCGGTGGCGGTACTGCCTTTAGCGATACTTTCCGGCTCATCAATGCAGAGTACCCGGACGCAAAGGCCACGATTTACCTCACTGATTTATACGTCGGTGATTTCGGTGATGAGCCTCCGCACCCTGTTCTATGGGGCGTTTACGGTCGCAACCGTGACTTCGGTTCGCTGTCGGTCCCCTTCGGTGAAGCCATAAATATTTCGGTGTGATGAGATGCCGTTCATTGATCTCACGCACCGCCGCTTCGGCAGACTCACGGCGCTCGCCATTCAACGCGGCGGGCGCCGATCTTATTGGACGTGCCAGTGTGATTGCGGGAACACCAAAGTCGTCAGCATCAGCAAGCTCACCTCCGGCAACACCAAGTCGTGCGGTTGCCTCCGTTCCGAATTGGTCACCGCAAAGAACATGAAGCATGGGCAAAAACGGCATCCTCTTTACTCCGTCTGGAGGAGCATGAAAAACCGCTGCTACAACCCCGAGTTCAATCAGTTCAAGGATTATGGCGGTCGCGGCATAAAGGTCTGTCCCGAGTGGCTCGATGATCCCGCTGCCTTCATTGCGTGGGGTGAGGCCAACGGTTACCGCAAAGGCCTGGACATAGACCGCGAAAACAACGGTTGGAACTACTCCCCACAGAACTGCCGGTTCGTCTCCAGAAAGACGAGCAACCGGAACAGAAGGAACTGCCGATACATCGACACCCCGGCCGGGCGGATGATGATAGCCGAGGCAGTCGAGGTGTCCGGCCTAAGCCGGTCGCTAATCTATTACCGCATCGGCAAGGGCTGGCCCACCGATAGACTTTTCGAACCCGCCACCTATGGCAACAAGGAGAAGCCATTGTGATTACCGATTATCGCTTCGTGATAGACGCGCTTGATCTGACGACAGGGCAGTCGCGATGGGTATTCACGTCTGCCGGATTGGCAGAAGCCAACGCTGCCTTCGACAGGCTAACTGCCGTTGATAGATACCTGATGGTCGAGCTGTCTGAACTTCGTGACGGTGGCAGCACCATCGGGCAATTCGTCGTCATTAAACAAGCAGAGAAGACCGTAGACGGCGCCGTTATTATCCGGTCCGAGCCCGAGGCCATCGTCAAGACACGCGGCGATGATGCACGTCTCAAACTCCTAGAGTTCGGCTTTGCCGCAGGGCACCGTTAGCCTGAAACCAACCGCCGCGCATGGCAATATGGAGATGAAAGATGAAGTGCCCGAAATGGATGAAGCGAGCGGACTTTGTCCGTATTCGGGAAATGGACGTTGAGGACGCCGAGGCTGCGCTTGCGAAGCTTTACGACGTGGAAAGAGAGCGCAAACGAGCGTGGCGTTTAGCCAACAAGGAAAAGGCTGCGGAAATGGCCCGCAATTGGAGGAGGAATAATCCAACGAAGGCGCGAGCCGGTTACAAGCGACAGCGAGAGGCCATTAAAGCCGACCCGGAGCGCCGCGCCCATTACGCCGAGGTCCGTCAAGCGTGGCTAAAGCGCGGCGGTCAAAAGAGTTACCCAAAGCAGAGAGAGCGAGAACGGCAATACGATGCCGATCGCTATCAACGTGGCAAGACGAAAAGACTTGCACAAAATAAGCCGGGCGAATTGCGGAAGCTCATACAGCAACTTTTGCCGGGTTACCTCATTCCAGCGGCCCGGATGGACGTCATTAATTCGGTGATGGAACTCGCGCTCGCTAATCTAGTGCGACACGACAGACTTGCGGAACACGTCAAGGCGTGTGTCACGGCCTACAACCGCCAGTTCGACCATTTCAAGAACGTTTCCATCGACGCCCCGATCGCCGGGACCGACGGCCTCACTCGAGCCGACCTGCTCGATAGCGAAGCGTTCCATTTTTAAACACCACCCGGCATGAAAGGATAATTCCGTGCCCCACACACAAGGACCGTGGGCGGTCGACGACTGCCCGCTCGACATCGAACATGCCTGCACCATGCTCAAGGTCGATGCCAATACGCCACGAGAATGGGTGGGTATCTGCACCCCTCGCGATGCGGACGGCAACTACGAGCACGTTGCTTACTGCCACATATCGAATGCTCCGGTGATCGCAGCCTCCACAGTGATGCTGGATCTCCTGCGCCGCAATCTCAATGCGTGGGAAGACGAAGAGGATTCCGTGCAGGAAGAGCACGAGGAACTGATCGTCGATCTGCGCCAGTTTCTGAAGGACAAGTGACATGCCTAGCTATCTCGTCACATGGGAGATCGACATCGATGCCGAGACCGCACATGACGCGGCTCGGCAGGCGCATGAGATCGTCCGTCGGCCGGATACATCGGCCAATGTCTACAAGGTCATCGAGCACGACGGCAACGGCGAGGCGGTGACCGTCGACCTCGAAGATGAACCCGCCATTTATGGCAACACAGGAGATTGACTATGCCCGACATTACGAATGCAGACCGCGCCGCATGGGCAGCGAATGCTATCGATACCTTTGCTGCTGAATGCCGGATGGATGGCGAAGACAAGCAGACAAAGGCGAAGGATCTCATCACCAATCTGGTCCACTACCTCCGGCATGAATGCGATATGACCCACGATGAAGCACGAAGCGTCGTTGACGGTGCGGTTCGCATGGCTGAAGCGGAGCTAATTGCAGACGACGAAGGTCTCGAGGACGAACCTGAGCTGAAGACCTTTCCCGTTCGCCTCTGGATTACAGCACGCATGGTATGTGAGACCGAAGTCGAGGCTGCATCCATGGAAGACGCGATTGCCAAGGCGAAGGAGCTCGACTTCGCTGACTACGATTTCGTCTACGAACAACAGGAAGGTGACGAGACTGCTTACATCGCTGCCCCGGACGATGAGCTGGCTGATCCTGTCGAGGTCGACCTTCGCGAAGAGGGCGAGCCCTTCAGTTGGGAGGCGGTGAATATCGTGAAGGATCTCGCGTCCTTCTACGACCGGACGTTCAGCAGCAATGACATAGTGAGTCTCCTTGGCCGCGCCCACCGCTGCTGCACCAAGATAACCGGCGGGATGGAAGGCTGACCCGATGGTTAGCCTGCCCCGTGTCCGCCGTCTGATCAAGACCGTCGAAATAAACGAGCAGTTTTCATCATCCGCCCAGATCTACATCGACTTCCACGATCATCGAGGCCGGGCGAGGTGGTATCTATTTTACAGCATTAGAGACAGAACCTTCGGCGGCGGCCTCCTCGATGGCGACGGAATGGGGATGCAGATTTCTCTCCCCGCCAAACTGAGACAGCATCTCATCCATCTTACCCCGCCTGAAATTATCGCTCATTGCACAGCCGCCTCGCTCGGCGTTGGACAATGCATCAACCTGATGGTGAAACGAGATCCGCCCCCTTGGAGCTAACACCCGCAATCATGCGAAAGGATAAAGCTATGACACCCGAGAGACCCGACGAGCTGTTCAATTGCTGCACTGATTACAAAGAGCCGGACTGGTCGCAGTTCACACACCTCGAACTGGCCGGCTGCGTTAATGAAAAAGACCCGGAGGACAACGAAACCTACACCAGTGGGAACCAGTCCGGCGGAGTCGCGCAGTTCTTCACGGTCTACGGCCGCGATAAGGAAGGGCTGGCCGAAGCCGTCACCGACATAGACGACGCTCTGTATGCCCTTCGGGTTGCAGCGGCGCTCGCTTACCGGTCGAAGCTGGTATGCCATGTCGCACCGTCATTGATGTGATGCCATGCCGGATTTCATCGTTCAGATCAGTCTGAAGTGTGTCGTTGAAGCCGACAACCCTGGCCGCGCTGCATCAGACATGGCGGAGAGATTGCGAAAACTTCTTGAAACTCACGACCCTATGCTGTTGAGTTACATGAAACGGGAAGTGACCGCGTATCAGGTTATCCAATCCCCCACGAAGTATTAGCGGGCAAGGGAGGCTCAAATGGAAGAAGGCTTTTTCCATTCACCATTCAACATCATCGCTATTGGAATCATTCTCTTCTTCTATTTCATGCCGACGATCTTTGCATTTCGCCACGGACGACCCGACTCGTGGGCTATATTGATTATCAATACAGCTTTCGGGTGGACACTTATCGGTTGGATTGGCTCGATGTTCTGGTCGATGGCTCCTGTCCAACGGCAGTAACACACTCCTCATAAACACACCAAAGGCCGGGTCATTCGCCCGGCCTTTTCTTTTCTACCCCCTCGCAATCATGCGACCCCACGGAGATCTATACCATGAGCAATATCGACAACGTCACCGCCACTGTTTCGACTGCTTCTCTCAACTACTCGGTTTTCAGGAAGGCTATTGAGAACGCCTGCAAGGTCGTCGAACGTCGCAACACCATCCCCGTTCTCGATACCGTCTTCATCAAGGCGACGACGAATGGCGTCTATGTTCTCGGCACTGACCTTGACATCTGCACCACGACCTTTGTGCCGGGCAATGTATCCAAGGACTTCACCGCTCTGGTCGACGCTCACAAGCTGAAGGCCACAATGGATAAGGTGAAGGATGCTCCGGCCATCAACTTCGCCATGTCGCAGAAGAAGCTCACCGCCAACATCGGGAAGCTGAACCTGACATTGAAGCAGGACATTCCGGTCGAAGATTTCCCTGAAAGCCACGCCTTCCGGGACCGGTTGAACGAGTCAAACCATACGTTCACGCTGCCGTCAGCCACGCTGCTCAAAATTCTCAACAAGGTCCAGTTCGCTATCTCTGCAGAAGAGACGCGCTACTATCTCAACGGCGTTTACATGCACGTCATCGAGAACTCGCACCACATCACCTTCGTCGCCACGGACGGCCACCGGCTGGCTCGATATGAGATGCCTGTGCCAGAAGGCGCAAGCGGCATCCCCGCTGTCATCATCCCTCGCAAGACAATTACTGAACTTATGCGGCTCCTCAAGCGCAAGGGCTGCCCAGAAGAAACGATGGTCACGGTCTGCAAGACCGGCGTTCGGTTCACAGTCGGCGAAGACGAGACCGTGGATAGCAAGGTCATCGACGGTCAGTTCCCGGATTACACCCGCGTCATCCCTATGAATAACGATCACCACGCCACGATCTATCCGGCTTCCTTCATTGATGGCGTCAAGCAAGCCAGCGCAGTTCTCCCTTCAAAGGGCGGCTCGGTCTCGGTCAACTTCCTGCCGGGGATGGCTTCTCTCACCTGTCGTGATGTCGACTTCGGTGAAGCATCCGTCGATGTATCGATTGAAAACGAGCGGTCGCTGGAGATCGGGTTCAACGCCCAATACCTGATCGACATCCTTTCTCACGTCGATGGTGAAGCGAAGTTCATGCTCATGGGCGCTGGAGATCCGGTCGTCATCCGCAACTCGGACGATGATTACCTGACCTTCGTTCAGATGCCGACGCGCATCTAACCCATAATCCACACACAACAAGCGGGGCACTTCTGTGCCCCGTCCATCATCCCGCCAAACATGGCAACCACGGAGATTGAAGTGAGCACACTCGTACCCACTGCAACGATCGAACAACTCTGCGCTTATCGCGATGAAGCAATTCGTTTGTACGAAGAAGCATTTGAGAAAATAGCCGAAGCATCGACCGCCGTCACGAAGGCAGGCTTGATGTGGGAGGCCGCTTCTCCCGGTAAGCCGAGCCGCCATTGCGACGGCGCCGAGGAAGTCAAGGAGTTCTTCCGGGCCGTCAACCTGCCTGACCGTGACCGCTATCTGCGCACCGCGCGCCGTCTCATCGACGTTACCGTATGGACCCACGTCATCGACATCGCTGGCATCGAACAGCTCATGGACATGCAGGCCAAGAACGAGCTGCGCGACCAGATGAAGTATGTCCCGGAGCGCACCGGACGCAATGGTGAGATCATCAATCAGGATGAGATCGACCGCATGCTGCCGCCCGTCACCCCGGAGAACATCTACGCCACGCTCGAGCGATTCCAAGGTGATGCCGAGATGATCTTTCGGCGCGGCATCGTCAATGTCTTCACGAAGTTGGACCGTCGCTTCCGTTCGCACGACGGATTCAAGGTCGGCTCGCGCATGATCATCGATTACCTGCTGCGCAGCAGCACGCATCTGTATGGTGATCGCGCAGATATGCTGACCGATGTAGAGCGAACGTTCCTCGTGCTCGACGGCAAGTCAGCGAAGGCCAGCTATGCGGGCATCGTCGAAAAGATCAACCGCGAGAACCCAGGGAAATGGAATCAAGCAGTGCAGTTTGAGGTGGTTTCCGAATACTTCAAGGTCCGTATCTTCAAGAACGGCAACGCCCATCTCTGGTTCAGCCGCAAGGATCTGGTGAAGAAGGTCAATGAGATCCTGGCCGACCACTACGGCGAGGTGATCGGCGACGGGATGACGAAGGAGGAAGATCCTCTCAAGAACATCAAGACCACACCGGCTCGCTACTTCGGATTCTACCCCACGTCAGACGCGACTGCCGAAAAGGTTATCAGCCATGTACGCCTGCTCCAGCGAAAGGACGAGCCCCAGATACGCATCCTTGAGCCGTCGGCCGGGACCGGCAACCTTGCCCGACGCTGCCTTAGCACCCCGGCTGCCCTCGATAAATGGTCCGGCGGCCGCGACCGCTACATAGATCAGTACCGCATGGACAATGTGGTCGACTGTGTAGAGGTGCAGCCGCACCTAGCTCACCAACTCGAGGCACAGGGCGTCTACGGCCGCGTAGTCTGCGCCGATTTCCTGTCGCTCCGGCCGGATTCGTCTCGCCTCTATGACAGAGTAGTCATGAACCCGCCCTTCGACCGGGAACGGGACATCGACCACGTCGTGCATGCCATCCAGTTCCTCAAGCCGGACGGGCAGCTCGTCGCCATCATGTCGGCCGGGACTGAGTTCCGGCAGACCGCCAAGTCCATAGCCTTCCGCAAGATGATGGAAGACATGGGCGCAGAATGGACTGATCTACCGCCCAATTCCTTCTCGGACGTGGGCACAAACGTGAACACCGGGTTCATCTCGGTCAGGAAGAACGGGCGTAAGAAAACCGGCCGTTACGACAGACCGACTTGGCCGCAGGTGGGATAAGAGGGTAAGTGTGAGTCAGTAACAACGAGGGATTCCCATGTCGCAGAAACCATCATCGAAGCTTATCGCCAAGGCGCTACCCAAGGGTGACCGCTTCACCGGACAATTTTCATTACCCGGACTGATCCCCGATCTCGTGCGGGGTAGGGATGGCAACATCCAATTCTTCGACACGGAACAGCAAGCGTACGTTGCAGCAATGGAAGCGGTGATCCGTCTCTATGACAGCCGGACCATCGATACCCGCAAGGCTGGCGGCTACCGTCGCCTTACTGGAGCCGAGCTTGCTGTATTGCTCGATGAGGTTGACATCACGCCTACCTACTTTGCTGAGATCGTTGGCGTTCCTCAGCACCGGGTCATGAAATGGCTGGACGGAGAGCAGGACATCCCGCACTCCGCCCATGTACTGGTCAAGCTTATGAAATTGAACGACGACAACTTCCGTGTCGCAGAAGAAATCACAGAAGAATATCGAGAGAGCTCATGAAAACGGCAATCAATCACTTCCGAGTCTGGGTCATTCGTATGGGCTTCAATCAGAAGCAGATCACGGCGGCCGCTAATACGATTGGCATCCAGAGTTCGGCCACGGCGAGCCTTACTTTCAACGGTAAGCGCGAGCTCACTTTGACCGAGCGCCTTGCGATGTCAGCAAGGCGAGCTGGTTTGCAACCCTGGACTCCCGACTACGACGCCGAACTGACGGAGGCATCTCCGGCACCTCACGATGCCAGCGTTGTTTGAACGCAGCGTTGTTCATATAACCGAGTTGCTTCCCTACCTTATCCAGACCGTAGTGCAGAGCGAGGATCGTCTTCAGTCTCTGCTTCCGCTTGGTCCCTCGCTTGTCTGCCTTCCGGCTTTCCGGCCATAGATCAAGCCATTCATCCATAACGACAACCGCCTCGAGCATCTGGTAAACCCACTCGTCACCGATGGCACTCTTCAGTCGTTGCAGGATCTTGCGACAGTCCACTTGATAACTGACGATGTCCGTCGGGCCGAAGCCTCCGCCGCCTGTTCCTTCAAGGTTGGCTGACTTCAGCGCCTTGACCTGCGCTCCCTGAACGAGATCCCTAAAGCGAATGGCGGTGTGAAACCGCACACCGCCCATTCCATCTTCGTCCGGTCCCAATTCCATTTCCCCATTCGATACTAGAAATTCGATGGGGCTGGCCTGCGCATTAAGAATCGTAACGGCGTCTCTTACATCGAGGAATGACCGGCGCTCCGGCATAGTGGCGACGACGTCATCTCCTAACGTTTCGGATGCCATCACCCTGCCAATCATTTCATACATCCGCGAGCGCTGCTCATCGAACTCCTCGCCTCGGCCATAGAAGGCGACCAGTGGAAGGACACCTGGCTTGAGCGTTTCGCTCGCTTGTTCCTTCGCTGCCTTCAGCCGGCCCATCAGTCTCTTGCTGGCAGTCATGTCCGACTCCTTGCGCCCTTCCTCTGCGAACCACGCAGCGGGATAATCTTCATTGGTATCCGGTCGAGAAGCCCGCCATCGGTAAGCGTTCCGTCGTCCTGCTCCCGGATCTCCAGCAACTCGCTCAGTGCTTTGCTTCGCTCTGAATCTGTCATGGCTGAGCGGTTGGCGTAAGGGGAGCGGGTGACCAATCCAGATATTTGTTTCGGCCTTTTCATCAGGACGGTGGCTATGCTCCGCTCCGACATTCCGATGACCCACAGCACCCACGCCACATAAACATCGCGATCGGAGTGCTTGATAATCTTCAAGGTTTCTTCTTTGCGCATCGCTTTGCCCGTCCTTTGTAGGTTACTGAAATCGTGCGGGTCTTGCCCTTCTGCCTCACCGATTCCTTGAACGCGCCTTCCGCTTTAGCCATCTCGGCTCCGGCTATTTCACCGAACCGGTGGAGATGGCCGTTGACGTAGCGGACAAGGTGCTTGTTCAATGCTTCGAGTGCGCTCTCCCTTGTCGGGAAGATCTGCGGCTTGCCTCCGACCCCGAGAATGGGCTTGGCTTCGCCGTCCATTGATGTCCGCAGGAAGGCTTTGAACCCGCCGCTGAACTGCTTCTGCGTGTACGTTTCAAACTGGTTCATGACTGACCTCACATCCCTGCCGTGTCTTCCCACAAGGTGGTCTGTGTGACCTGATCCTTGAACAGGGTAAGCTTCCCATCCCAATCGAAGATGTGCCTGTCGCGCGGCGTCCCAAAGCGGTCCTTCAGTTTGTAGATTTCAATCTTCCCTCTCGAAACCTCGAGGTCTGAGTCCCACTTCTCCCGGCCTTTTCCGTTGGAAGAGGGTGGGTTTTTCTTCAGCCAGTCGTATCGGTTGAAGTTGGCGAGCATGATGTCCGCGTGTTCTTCGAGCGACCCACCGTAGAAGTCTTCCATCTCAGGCTCCGGGTGCTCCTTCTGACGAGCTGCCTTGGTGAACTGGCAGAGGCCGATCACAACGCAGTTAAGATCCTTCGCCAATGCCTTGAGATCACGAGCGTTTTCATATGCGCGTTCGACCGGGTCCATGCGGTTCTTCGTTACACGATCGACCAGCTTCAAGTGATCGACGCAGAGAAGATCAAGGCCGAACTTACGCTTGTGAGCGAAGGCTCGGCTGCGGATCTGCTGGATGGTCATCTTCGACGGCGACACAATGGTCAGCTTGCGGTCTTGGAAAAACTTCTCCGCCTGCATGAGAGATTCCATCTGCTTCTCGTCGATGCCGCGCAGGATGTCGCGCATGGAGACGCCGGTCTGCCCGGCCACCGAGCGCGCGACCAGCGCCATGTTGTCCATCTCCAGCTCGAAGAGAGACGTTGGGTGGGAGACGGAAGAGAACAGCATTTGCTGCATCGCCGCTGCCGTCTTGCCCGAGCCGGGGTTACCGCCCCACAAAACCAGCGATCCCTGTGGGAAGAGCCCGACCATCTGTTCCAGCCCCTTGAGGCAAGGGCGCAATGCCATGCCGCTTCCGTGCTGTGTCGCAGATGTATAGATCTGTCGGATCGTGCTCGACACGCTGGCTTCATGCTCAATGGCGGCGTTGCGCGACATATCCGCAAGGCGTTCGGATGCGCGGTCGATGATCTGATCAGGGTCGAGGTTGATGTCGTTGGCCGACTTCAGGATTCCTTCGGCCAGTGCCTTGATCTTGCGGCGGCTGGCTGTCTTGCGCAGCTCATAGGCATAGTCTGAAAGAGGCAGCTCTTCTTCACGGCTGGCAACGTGCAGGAGCATGGACAGATAGGCGTCCGGGTCTTGATCGTTGCTCAGCGAGCCGAGACGGCCTGCCACGATGGGAACGCGCACGGCTCGACCATCACTTGCCAGCTCATAGATCACAGCGAAGATCTTCTGATGATCGTTCGATGCGAACATCTCCATGTTCATCAGCTCCTGGATGTTCCAGTAGTTGGCTTCGTCCAGGAGGATGGCGCCGAGGATAAGCTGCTCGATCTTGATGTTGCTATAGGTATTGGACGTTACGGATTCGTTGCTCATCGTTCTTCCTCAAGGTCCACACGTCGAGCCAGTCATCAGGCTCCGGGGACGCATAAATCACTGCTTCGAGGCCAGCCTCTCTGGCCCTCTTCTGAAGTTTCTTGGCCGCGGCTATGCCGGGTGGATCCACGATCTCTCCGGTCCTCTGGTGCAGGCGATGCCTGTCTCCATCCGCGTAGATCTCAAGGCGCTTGACGCCTTCTGGGATCTCCAACCCCATCATTCCCGAGGTGGACAACGCGGCCCACACAGAAGCTGGCTTGCTGGACAGGAGCGCTACCCCGAGACCTGTCTCGATGCCTTCCGTCAGCCGCAGCGTCTCCGTTACCGGCCCCAACCGCACGGCCCCGCCATTTGCAGGACCGAGACCGAGCTTCACCTTCCGGCCGTCCTCATTCACGAGGGCCTTGCCATTCGGCTGAAGGAAGATTCGCCAGATGGCGATCAGCTTGCGGTCCTTGTTCTGCACGCCGCCAATCAGGGCAGGGTGCTTTGCTCCTTGAAGCGAAAGCCCCGGATGAAACCGGAGGCTTGGCATCCACTCTGTCGCTTCCGGGAAGTCTGCCAGCTCGATCGAACGAGACCGGAGGTATTCCTCAGCCGGCGTGCCGGCTATCGGCTTTGCTTCTGCCCAGATGGAGCGAACCGTTTCCGTCTTCCTCTCCATGTCTTTCTGATCTTGTCGGGCGCGCTGCTCGTCGCGCCTTTTGCGGTCTTGTTCACGCTGGAATCGCTCGCGGCGTTCCTTCTCGGTCTCTTCCCTGCCGGGGAGATTAACCCCGGCGAGAGAGGCCACCATTTCCACCGCCCGAGGGAATGAAACGCCGTCCAATTCCATGAGGAACTTGAAATGGTTGCCGGTAACGCCGCAGCCGAAGCAATGGTAGCGGCCCTTGCGATCCTCACAGTGGAACGATGGGCGGTTTTCACCGTGGAAGGGGCAGCAGAACCAATAATCTCCACGGTTCGGCTTGCTCTTCTTGTTGTCGACGCTGGCGCGGGTCCGAATGACTTCCGATATTGGGATGCGTTCTCGCAGATCTTCGAGGAAGCTGTCGGTAAACCGGCCGCTACCTCTCTCACGCATTACCCTGTGCCCCCGCCATATACAGATCGAGATTGGCAAATATCGCTGCCACCGCAGTGGAACGACGAGCATCGGCTTCCGAGCGCACGTCCTTGCTGAGCGTGTCGTCGTACATATCGGCGAGAGCGCGGAAGTAATCCACCGCAGCAGTCGCATTAACTTCGGACAGCTCCTCGAGGAACGTGCTGACGCCGACCAGAACGAAAACCATCCCAGAGATGCCGGTCTCCGCGCAGGCGCGGTTCGTGGCGTGGACCAGATGTCGGTGAACCGCATCGCGGATCGCCTGTTCCTGCTCTGGAGTGACGCGCACCACCGGCTTGATTGGATTGCTCATAGGAAATTTTCCTGCTGGAAAGACCGTCCGCGATCAAAGGCGTGGTCCGGTTCATTCATGATGCGGAGGGCGTCGAGCATGCACAGCGCTTCCGCCTCATCCTCAGTCGAGTAAGACCAGCCGTTCTTGTCGCAGTACGTTTTCGCCTGCAGCTTGAACCACTTGGATCTTTCGGCCTGCTTGGCCTTCTTCATGGTGTCAGGCACACGGAGCTTGCCGTGTGTCTTCGAGCGCCATGTCGAGATCGCTATGAACTGCGGATCCCGCAGCCCCATCGTGTGACACAGAGTCTGTGCATGGGTAGGCCAGCCCGACGAGAAGATGACCTGCTGCGCATCGATGGCTGACTTGCCACCGGGGGTGCCGTGATCGACGATGGTCATCAGCTCTATGCCAACGAGCGGATCGGGCAGGGCGCTCAGGGTTCGCTTCAGGTACTGAACGAAGGTGGCATATGCCTCTCCCGCGCTCTTCTGATTAAACTTCCAGGTGCCGTGGCGGATGTTCTCCCCACCGGCCAGACAATAAGCAAAGCCCATTGACCGGCCCGGATCGATAACAAGGTAGCTTCCGGGTGAATCGCTCATGCCGGTCGCTCCGCATAGAGAAGACGGGCCGGGGCAGGGAACAGAGGTTTCGGCCCCCAGACGTACCAAGCATGGTCTTCGGTCCCTGTCTGGCCGTTGCCTTCCCAGCTAATGCGATCGACGAGAACGATCTTTGCGAGGAAGCGTGGGTTGTCAGCGAACAAATGTTTGCGGGTCTTGCCGCTGTCGAACTTCGCTGTCAGGAGCAGCGCCACATTGCCAGCGCAACGCGCCAGCGCCTTCTCTGCAAACTTGACCGCAGTACGGTTCTGCTTGCCGTAAGGTGGGTTGGTGACGATGGAGTCGTAGACCTCGTAATCATCCCGGTCAGACAGGAAGTCGAAGATCTCGTCGTGTTCGCGGTAGTAAGTCTCGATGTCAGAGGTGTAGACCTCCGCCCCGTTGGCCCTCAGCACGTCAGCCATCTTGTGATTTCCGGCCGCTGATTCCCAAACGTTGTATCCGCGCACGGGAAAGTATTTGAGCAGGGCTTCTGTCGCCCACGCCTCTGTTTCGTAAAGCTCGTTCTTCTTCAGGTCATATCCAGATGCGGTGACGGTCATTCTTTCCTCCCGACGGCGCGCATCACGCGCTTTTCCATCAGTGCTATTCGTTTGTTGAGCTGTCTGGAGAACCAGACGAGGCGGTACTTGATGGGTTCGCCGGACCTCGGCTCGCTGATGAGCCGCATGAATTTTCCGTATGGCGTTGAACCCTTGAGGCGGTTGCAGGGAGCACACGCTGCCGCGATGTTGTCCTTGCTATCGAGACCTCCGGCCGACCGCGGCTTGATGTGCTCGCGGGTTACCTGTTTGACTGTCAGCGGATCGAGACAGTAGATGCACTTGCCGCCCTGCTTCTTCAGCGCCGACTCCCTGTCGGCTCGGGCAAATGCTGCGTCCAGTTTGGACTGCTGGAACTTCGAAAGACGCCCCTTAGCCATGGTCTCACCATGGAACCCGAGGTCGTCCGCGTGGTGACGAAACCATCGCGAGAACCTTTCAGTATGATTGGGTGAGGTATCCGGTCTTACCGGTGAGCCGCGGCGCCTTAGCGCCGGGCTTATCTCTCATGTGGCATGAATGCCGGGTCGTATTGATAGATCAGGCAGCGCGAAGAGCGCTCTCGCCCCACCAGGTTTCCACCTGACGTCCGTCGCCAGCCTTATAGCGGATCAGGTAATGCGGTTCGGTGTAGGTGTATTCAGCGCGGCCGATGATCTCGCCAGTCTCTCCGCTTTCAGCGAGCTTGACACGGTCACGGAGATTAAAAACCAAAGTGTTCATTTCATTTTCCTTCTGTTGGCATTATTGCCGGGTTGAATGCGGTAGGCTGGATCAGTCTGGCGCTTGCTCGCTCACAGCTGAGGAGAGATCCTTATTGGCGAGCTCGGTGCCGTCATTCAGGCCCTTCTGCCAGTTCTGGAACTCCTGCGAGCCCGGCTGGTACGGGTTGGTCGCGCTCTTGCGACGGCGCCCGGCTGCGAAGCCTTCGTCGTAGGCCCGGTCTTCCTGCGGTGTCCGATCCTTGTCGAGGATGTCGAGCTGGCGGCCGAGCTGGTGACCGAACATGCGGGCGATACGGAGCTTGCGTTCGAAGTCGGCAATAACTTGCCCGACGTCCTTGTCCTCGAGGGACTTGGCAAAATCGTAGTCCTTCTTGGACCAGCCGAGATCCTTCAGCCGCTTGTATTCGGCGTTCATGTCGCCCTTGGTGCCGGCCATATCCGACTCCATGCTCTTCAGGTTTGCGAAGCCTTCGAGGAACTTCTGCTCTTCGTAGAGCTCCTGTTCAGTCTTGGTGTTGTGGTCTCTGGTCATCATCATGCACCTCTATTTAGGTTGCTTCTTAATTTTGAGACGCTTTCGCGCCTCGTCTATCGAGACCCCTGATTTCAGGAGGTCGTAGTAAGCCGCCTCCTGATGAGGAGGTACGTAAAATCCCCTGCGGGATGTCTTGTAACTCTGGATATGAGGAGGAGCCTCGAATACTTTTTCGCCTGCATTATCAGCAGTTAGCTCAAGCTTCTTGATGCGTCGGATCACCTGTATCCGGTGCACACCAAGGAGGTTGGCAATAGTACGAGTAGGAGTATTTTTGCGTACGAGGGACCGCAGTTCTCGATCGAGTTCAGCGGTCCAAATCAGGTTGCCTGTGCCAACCATCGGGGCTCACTCCCCAACAGGATCACGCAAAGTCTCATCACTCGGAATATCGAACCCGAGCTCCTCTGCTGCGGCAAGGCAGGTGAGGACAATGAGACCCGTGCAAAGTTTTCCGTCTTTTTCTTCTGCTCTGAAGACGGAAACCTGCGTGCTTCCAATACGCTTGGCGAATGCCATCTGGCTTTCACCAAGTTCATTGCGGACGAATTTTATCTGACGACCAGTCAGGGTAAGCTGCTCAACTTCCGCCATAACTTGTTTGTATCGGGTCAGGATGTCGTGAAATTTGGTAGTGTTATCTCGCATTGTTATTCACTCCGTGTTGAATATGTAATACAATGCGAATTGGCTGTGGTAAATACGAAACGTATTTAATTTGTCAGGAGACTTCGTTATGCATCAAGAAGAACCGTTCCATCGCCTCAAGATCGCGCGAGTGAATGCTGGCTATAAGTCAGCAACCGATGCCGCCCGTAGTATGGGCGTGAAGGTTGTCACATACACAGCGCATGAAAATGGCACACGCGGATTTGATAAGGACGCCCTCTTATACGCAAAGCATTACGGCGTTGACCCTGCGTGGCTGCTATTCGGGACCGTCCCATTGGCCGACCCAGCCGATGACGAAGGGCAGGCCGCTCGTTTGAAGGCGAAATCCAACGCGGCAGAACTTATCAAATCCACAAACCTCGATGAGTTTTGGGATATGCCGAAGGACTTCCTCGAAGTCGGTCTTGATATTCACAATGACTGCGCGCGCGTCATGGAGATTGTCGGCGATTATATGTACGATCCGTATAATCCGACCGCTCCTGGCTCACTCTTTCCGGGTGACCGCGTCATCATCGACACGAACGACACTCGTCCAACTCCTCCCGGAGCATTCGCTGTGTATGATGGTGATGCAGTTGCGATCAAGATGGTCGAAGTCCTTCCTTCTGAAGGCCCGCCGCTCGTTCGGATCACCGGCAGGAATCCTCGATATGAAGGCTACGAACGGAGTGCCTCGGACGTGCCGATTGTCGGTCGAGTTAAGGCGAAGGTGACGATGCTGTGACGTGCCAACTTTCGTTTTTCTTCGTTTCGCCGCGCATTTTTTGGAATGAGATTTTAGCAATAATATTAAAGGCTTGAGCACTCCATAGGCTCATACCCAGAAACCAATCTACTTTACGATTCTATATGGGTTGACCGTCTATGCTCGATTGAGAGATCGTCGTGACTCCCACAGACCAAGAACCCCGCCATGAAAAACATGGAAGGGCTCCTGGAGTAGGAGGGGTAGTCCATGCCCGACCGAGCCGACCGCCGCTTATCCCACAGGTAACGGCGCATTTGCTCGCCTTACCATCTTGGCCTCTTTTTCGTGAGCACTCACGCCGATCAGGGCAGACCACCAGCTTTCGCCGCCAGAAACCCTTTGAGCCAGATCGAATCCCGTTCCTTGCTCAATCATCTACTGCACGGCCGAACCGGTTTCCGTCATACCTTGCAGCAGACTGGACGGTTCATTCATTTTGTCTTGAGGAAATACGTGACGTATGATATTCAATCGTCACTGGATTTCCTCGTCGGCTAAACGAATAATCTCTCCAGTCGCGGCCCCGTGCATTTGCTAGATGCAGCGGGGCCTTTTCTTTATGCTCCTTTTTTTTGCGCTCCGTCAATACGTTTCGTATTTTATTTGTTGACACATACGATGCGTATAGTATTGTGTCATTCATAGCGTAGATTTCGAGCCGACAAAATGAACACCAACATTCTGAATGCAGCACAACGTGCGTCCGACCGACGCGCGGAGATGGAAGTCGCTATTCGCGCCTGGCATCAGGGCCTCCCGCTCACGACAGAGCAGAAGGATCTGATCCACGAGGCAGGAGTGGTTTCTCTCGCCCACGACATGCGGCTTCCAGATGAATGACGAGTGGGAAATTCAGGCTGGCTTCGAGCTCTACAAGCAGTTCATCCGCGGCGGTTACGGCTCCTGCATGGAGGTCACCGTCAAGGGGAAGAAGGTCCGGGAAACACCGGAACAGGCATGCGTCCGAAGATGGCGCCGCCTCAGAGACACCGTCCGCGAAGGATTCATTGCGGAAGGCCGGAAGCAGCAAGAAACTTGAGGTTCATATAATGAAAGTCATCTCTTTTCAGGCCGAGAACATAAAGAAGCTCGTTGCCGTTGAGATTAAGCCAGAGGGCAACCTCGTTGAAATCACCGGGAAGAACGGGCAGGGCAAGACTTCGATCCTTGATGCGATCTGGTGGGCCTTGGATGGCAATAAGGTCATCCAGTCTAAGCCAGTGCGCGAGGGAGCTGAAGCTGGCTTCATTCGCCTCGACCTCGGAGACTACGTCGTCACCAAAAAATTCAAGGTGAAGGCTGACGGCGATGTAACGATCTCGCTCACTGTAGAAAACAGGGACGGCGCGAAGTTTGGCAGCCCGCAGGAGCTACTCAACCGCTTCCTCGGCGACCTTACCTTCGACCCGCTCTCTTTCTCCCGTATGCGAGCTCAGGATCAGGTCAAGGCGCTCCGGTCTCTGGTCAAGGACTACGACTTCGATGCCGCTGACAAGGAATCCAAGGAGCTTTTCACCGAGCGCACGGACGTCAACCGTTCGATCCGTGACCTGAAGGCTCGCATCGAGTCCATCGTCATCCCTGAGTGCGGCGTTTCTGAAAAGGTCAGCGTTGAAGACCTCGTGCAGGATCTTCAGAAGGCCATGGACCACAACGCCGCCGTGACCGCCGCCGAAAGCAAGGCGCAGGCCATCAACGCTGACATCGAGCGCACCCGCAACTCCATCGCCAACAAGAAACAGGCGATCAACGACCTCCAGCATGCGCTTAATCAAGAAGAGCTGAGGATCGAGGAGCTTAACGACGAGCTTGATGGCATCGAGATCGCAGACCGCATCGATACCAACCCGATCCGCGAGAAGATTTCGGAAGCGGATGAGATCAATGGCGCTCTGACCCAAATCAAGGCCCGCGAAGAGCTCGTCGACCAGATGAAGGCTCTCCAGCAGAAGAGCGACGAGCTCACCAAGGGCATCGATGCCATCAACCAGGCATCCGCAAACGCCGTCGTCGCAGCGAACCTGCCCATTGCCGGCCTTCAGCTCACGGACGAGGCTGTCATCCTTAACGGCCAGCCGTTTGAGCAGGCAAGCGACGCCGAGCAGCTCCGCGCATCTATCGCGGTGGCGGCTGCGATGAATCCGACGCTCCGGGTTATCCGTGTACGTGACGGCTCACTGCTCGACGCGGACTCGATGGCCTTGCTGACCGAGTTTGCACAGGAAAACGACACGCAGGTGTGGATCGAGACGGTTTCGTCCGGCCGCGAGACGGCTGTGGTGATCGAAGACGGGCACGTCGCCTCTGGTTTGGAGGCAGCAGAATGAAGATCATCGCGCAAACAGGTAAGGCGTATCTCGTTGAAATGACAGCCGACGAGATCGCAATGGCAGCCGGTTTCTCCTCCACATACAACGATGAGTGGGCCAAGAAGAACGGCGGCAGGCGAGATCCAGTCATAGGGTCGGAGCTCAATGTCAAAGCAGCCTACAGGTTTCATTCCCGGATCTCAGAGGCACAAGAGAAGTGCGTCCAGTCCGCCGGGTTCCTTCGCGGCTTGGCTGACATGATCGAACGGTCGCTGCCTGACGTCATCACCCAACCTGAAGTATCGAACAGCGAGGAGTCAGCGTCGTGACCGACCTCAACTTCATCCCTAATGCCGACGGCACATACACCTTGCCTCCAGGCATTTACTTCGACCTGCCAGAAGACGTGTATCACGCTGATACTTCGCTAGGCTCGACGTCCATCAAGGATTTGGCATCCAAGCCATGCAAGTGGCAGTACGACCGGCTCCGTCCTCGTCGCGAAGTCGAGCAGGAATACCTGATCTGGGGCAGCGCATGGCACTGCCGCGTTCTGGAAGGCAAGGAAGCGTTCGATAAGCGGTATGCGAAGCCGCCGCGACCGCATGACTACCCGGAAGCGTTGAACACGACCGACCAGATCAAGGACTTCCTTCGCATGCACGGCCAAAAGCTCACCGGCACCAAGCCTGAGCTGACTGCAAGGGCGCGCGAGCTTGATGAATGCCCACCATTCTTCGACGAGATCCTTGCACGCTGGCAGGCTGAGCATCCGAACCATGTCGAGCTGACTGACCGGCAGGTGGTCGAGATCGAGGACGCCGTTGCGAACATGGAGCGTGATCCGATCCTCACTTCCGTCATGACGGCTGGCTCTCTGGTCGATGGTGCCGCTGAAATGTCCATCTTCTGGGTGGATGACCGTGGAATCCGCCGCAAGTGCCGCCTCGACTACTCGCTTGCCCCCGCCGGTGAGCGCGTCAAATCTCTGATTGTCGACCTGAAATCGTTCAACTCGTTCAAGGGCGGCTCGGACGAAGAGGCGGCAGTGCTCAAGGTTCATGAGATGGCCTACGACGTGCAGGTCGCCGCGTATCTGGAAGGATATGTGGCCGCACGCAAGCTTCTCGAGCAGGGAATGATCTTCGGAACGCCTCCGCGAGGGGAATACCTGCATTCGTTCCTGCACTCGCAGGGGATCGATTGGGTATGGGTGATGATGCGCCGCGACAACGGCATGGTGCCGGTCACGCTGTCCGTCGACACCGAGGACAAGATGTTTGTCCATGCGAAGAACATCGTCGGGGACGCTCTCGATACCTACCGCTTCTATCTCGACCGCTACGGGCCGGACCAGCTGTGGACCCCGCCGCCGAAGGTTCCGCTGCGCCTGAACCACTCCGTCATGCCTACCTACAACCGAGGAATACAGTATGAGCAACCTAATCACCGTTGAAGCCGGGAATGTCCTGGATAGCATGGCATCCGACATCGCGCCTTTGCTGCGTGAGAACGGGCAAAGCTTCGACCGCTTGCGTTCCGTGTTCCTGATTGCTGTCCTTCAAGAGCCGAAGATCCTGGAATGCACCCCAGACAGTCTGCGCCGCGAGATTTCAAAGTGCGCTGCGGATGGCCTCGTGCCTGACTCCAAGGAAGCCGTCCTTCTTCCCTATTGGGATAACAAAGAGAGGGTCATGCTGGCTAACTATCAGCCGATGGTGCAGGGCATCATCAAGCGGGTGAAGGAACTTGGCGGTGTATTCTCTATCGTGTGCAAATTGGTCCACGAGAATGACGAGTTCGTGCTCAACGAAGCCGACCCTGACTCGCTCGTTCACAAGTCGGACCCGTTTGCCAAGCCGGAACAGCGCGGACAAGTCACTGGCGGATATGCGGTTTTCCGAGACGATCAAAAGCGAGTGATGCACCTCGAGACCATGTCGCTCGAGGACATGCAAAAAGTACGCGATGCATCCAAGGCTCCTAACAGCCCTGCTTGGAACAAGTGGACGAACGAAATGTACCGCAAGGCGGTGCTGAGACGCGGCTCGAAATACGTCCCGATCAACAACGACAAGATCCGTGCGCTGCTCGAGCGTCAGGATGAAATGTTCGATTTCAGCCAGCCACGTCAGACCGAGCGGGTGAATCCATTCACTGGCGAAGTCATCGAGCACGACCAGACCAAGACAGTCACCGACCAAAGCCAGACCGGCGTCAAGATGGACGCAGGAGCGTCTCAGGAGCGCGAGAAGGAACCAGCCAAGCAATCGCAGCCAAAGTCGGAGCAACGCTCTGAGCAGGCCAGCAAGACCGGACAGGGCAGCAAGCCGAAGCAGGAAGCCAAAAAGGAGGAACCGTCTGGACCTCCGTCCTCACCGGACGACATCATGATCCAGCGTGAGGACCACGACATCATCCTCGAAGGTTGCGAAAAGCTGCTCGGTATCGCGCTCGACATGGGTATCGACGCACCAGACCGCCGAGGTGTGCTGAAGCAGGCGGCTCAACATTGGGCATCTGCAACGCCGGAGTACGCGAAGCCACTCATGAAGGCATGCATCGACATGACCGATTGGGCAATCAAGCGAGACGCCGACAAGCTGGCATGGTCAGCCGAGCACGCGATGTTCGTCCACAAGGTGAAGAGCCTTCTCGGCGTCGAGAAGCTGAACGTCGGGAAATACCCGTGACCGCATAGATCGTGGCGCCGACCTCTCGGCGTCACCCACCCTTCAAGCATGAAGTACGTAGTGAAATTGAGGAACACACCATGAAGACTTTCGGTGCTGAGGCCCGTGACCTCTCATATGAAATCTCCGAACGGGAGCTTGAGCTCCAACTGCTGACCGAGTTCCAGGAGAAGGGAGGGCAGTTTCGCCTTTCCATTACCTGCGACCACCCTGACGACTACGTCAAGAACCTCATCCAGCGAAAGGCGCGCGACGAGTTCATGCTCAGGACGGTCATGAATTACATGGTCAAGCAGGCCAAGCTGGACTTGAACGAGGCCGTGCTGAAGCTTCGCGTTCATGCCTCGTCACACAACAAGGCGAACGAAAGCGAGGCTCAGCCATGAAGATCCGCTGCATCGATTTCGAAACCACAGGGAAGATTGAAGAGCGGGAGAAGGGGAAGCCAGTTGGCATCTGCGAGTTCGGGTTCGCCGACGTCGACGGCAGCACCGGCGCTGTAAGCAAGCCAGTGTCTTCGCTCATCAACTGCGGAATCGCCATGCCGCCCGAAGCGCGCGCCATCCACCATATTTCAGACGAGGATGTTTCTGAATCACCAACGCCGGACTTCGCGTTCAAGTCTTTGATGGACGGCATGGAACCGGGCGACGTCTTCTGCGCACACAACGCAGCGTTTGAGCAGGCGATCTTCACCGGCAGCACGTTCCCCTGGATCTGCACCATGCAGTCGGCAAAGCATCTGTGGGAAGACGCACCGGGCTACAGCAACCAGACGCTGCGCTACTGGCTTGGAGTGGATGCCGATTTCGAGTGGCCTCCTCTGGCGATGCCGCCACACCGCGCCGGGCCCGACGCCTACGTTACGGCTCACATCCTGTCACGGATGGTCAAGGACAAGCATCCATCGGTCCTCATTCAGCTGACCAATACACCGGTTCTCCTGAAAACCGTGGGCTTCACAAAGGATCATTACGGCAAGCTCTGGTCCGACATGGACCGAGGATTCCTCGAGTGGTGCGTCGACCCTCGCAGGGACAACCTCAGCCCCGAGATACGGCACACCGCACGTCACTGGCTCAACAAATTGACGATGTCCGGCACTCCATTCGCATAGGCACATTCCGATGACTTACCAAGTTCTCGCCGTCTACCTGCACGGCACACATGCTGAAACCCAATATTACGTGGCAAAGGATTCCGTCACGGTGCAACAGATCCTGCGGGGCGACGATAGTGGTGTCGTCTGCCTCGTCCTTCAGCCCGAGAAGGCAGGGTTGATTGCTCACTTGCTGAACACTTCCGATGAGCAGCCCAAAGGTTCGTAAGCGGATTCCAGACCGGGTGAAGCTCGAGGCCGCGCTGCGAAGGTTCGGCCTCACGATCAAAGAAGTCGAGTTCGATCACAGCCCGGCTCTGGCGCTCAGACCAATCAATCCTCTGACCGGCGACACGATCCCGCCGGCCAACGACCCGAACCACATCGACATGCTTCTCACCCAGGAACACCGGGTCAAGACATTCGGGCGAGGGGGAGAGAAGCGGATTACCACCGCCGATGGAGACATCGGAAAGATCGCGAAGGTCCGCAGGCTCACCAAGCAGCAAGAGGCGTACCGCCAGCGCCTTATCGCAAAGGCCACCGGACAGGAACAGCCGCCACGCAAGAGCAAATGGCAAAGCCGTCCACTTGGGAAACGCAAAACAATTCAGAGGGATACATCCGAATGACGATGTTTCGCATTCACACCCGGTCATCTGGAACGTTCGACGTCGAAGCCAAAGACCCGAACCACGCCCGGAAGATCTTCCTGGCTGAGAACGAGAAGATGATCATCACCAAGATCAAAGTCGTGAAGGGATAATGAAATGAGACTGCCCGACTTTCTGCGCCGCTCCGACGATGCTTCCTTCGCAGAGGCAGAGCGCACTATAGCCAGCACACTCCTGACCGACCTCGACGTGCGGACACGCTTAGAACGAGAGCGTGACAATGCTGCGACCCGCCTGGACACGCTTCAGGCGGAGCGTCTGAGGATAGCCGAGCGGATTTCGTCCGCGACCACGGACCTCCGCGAGCTGGATCGCATCATCGCTGGCATGGAAGCGCACCTGCGCACCTTAGATATACCGTCCATCGTTGAGTACGACCCTGATCAGATGGTTGCCGCGACAGCGATCCGTGCCGAGGAGGTGAGACAGTAATGTATGTTCTCATTATCTGCGCTGGCATTTCAGCAATGGGCTGCGGGGTTTACGAGCGCTCGGAACCCATGACTCAGACCGATTGTTACGGCGCTCTCGAAGCTCTGCGCTTTGATGTCGACGCCTCCGGGGACTCCCGCCGCTCGGCTTACGCCTATTGCGCGCCCGTCAAGCCATCACCTGAACCGAAGGGAGAAAGCCAATGAGATCATTCACGACCTACGGCGTCACCCGCACTTTCGGCGGCACAACTTACCGCGTGGAGGGACTCTCGTCCCATGAAGAGGCCCTGATGCGCGTTCACAAGCGCGCCTTCGAGGATGGCAACTGGTCTCCTCCAAAGCTCCGGGAGAAGTGGTGGCAGTTCTGGCGACCGCGCGAGCACGACATAATCGAAGCGCACTTCGCTGCGCTGGAGGTATTGAACGGGGAGGGCGAATGATCATGAGACCCCGTGTCCCACATTACGTGGCTCGCCGACTCCGACAGCTCGTCAGCATCATTGAGGATGGCACCAGCCATAAGGCTGATGACCTCGCAGTCATCCTCGATACGTCACCTCGCACGATCTATCGGGACATTTCCCTTCTTCGTCGTCACGGCTGGAATATCCCAGGAGAAGCCGGCGTTGGCTACATCTTCAAAGGTAAGGGGTCCTTCGACGTCCTGTCCGCAGCGGGAGGCGCATGACGATGGCTCAATTGGTCTCAGTACCCACACTTATCGTGAACACTTCCGAGGGAGTCTGCTCGGTCAAAGTAACCGAACCCTCGATTGAAACAGCTCTCCTCGCGTTCGTTGCAGGTTGGGTTCAGGACGGGCAAGCGAAGCTCATTCGGCTTCCGCCAAATGTACTTGTCACCGGATCGATCGTCGACCTGCCAAGTGAGGAGGTCGCTGATGCCTAAGCAGTACAAGCTGGTCCGCAGCCAGTTCGAACTGCTCGAGACCATCCGCGAGTGTGATGATTGGGCGTGGGCCGAGGAGAATTTCCGGGGTCTGATCGAGAATCCGAGCAAGCCTAAGGCTGCCGAGATCTACGAGAGCCTGATCCAGCAATGGTTCATCGAGCACAAGAGCGATCACAGCAACGAACTCCTGCCGGGATGGGCCAAGGCAATCGCCTCGCAACACGGGATAAATCTAAAGGAATCCAAGACATGAGCTCAAACAACGATGCCCTACAGGCAGCGTGCCAATTCGTTTCAGTGGCATGGCCGCTATCGGCGGATCAAGTGTTCAGACTGTATAACGAAGTCGAGACCGCCCTTACGCATATCGCGCCCGAGGGATCAATATCAGATGCCACCGACGATCTCCCCTTCCGCCACGACGATATTAAACGCGGGCTGATCCTCTTCCGCACAAGCAACAACGCGCAAGGCTATACGAACTTCGTATCCTTGACGGCCAAGGTCGACGCTCTCCCGCAGATTGCAAAGGACGAACTGGCGAGCCTGATGCGGAGTATTGCCAGTGGGTTGTCACCTGCGTCGGAGGGGTGAAATGAGCAAGATAGTCGCAACTATTCGCCAGTGGTTTTGCCGCCACGATTGGAAAGCCACCCGTTTCCAAGCTCTCGTTCCGGGCACCAGTTATTGCTGCACCAAGTGCGGGAAGCAGGAGCGTTTTTATTCCAACGCATCAGGAGGCAAAAGCTATGAATGATTGGGAAACTGTTCGTAAGCCCGCCCTTATGAAGCGCCTGTTAGACCTGCCACGCTACGAGAAGATCAACATGATCCGGAAGGCGAAGAGTTATCGTTCCGGAACAGACAGCTGCAACAGTGTCTATATGGGCGGTATGGCCACAAGCCAGTTGCTCCAATCGCTGGGAGGATCATACGGCAAGGACGACCTGGACCAGCTTCTGACACAGGCTAATGATGCCCAGCTCAACAAGGCTCTCGACGTTTGTGCCTCATACATCGAGACGATGGAGCGGCACCCGACCAAGCCTTGTCCGTGCTGCGGTCAAATAGTTGATGCCTCTCGCCCCGCGCCGCCCAACCATCAGGAGGCGACCGTCATAGCGAGTGAACTGAAACGAGACATTTGGGAAGTCGCCAATCAATTAGCGGGATATGTAGGGCCGAATACGGATGAACGCCTTGCTCAGTTCTTAATTCGAGAGGCGGAAGCCGCCACAAAATTAGCGGAACGCATCGTGGAACTTGAGAACACCCGCCCCGCGCCTGCCGCTACAGATACAGGACTGGTGACGGTGGCAAAGCAGCATCGTCTAATCCGTGGTGGATACCGAGGAAGCTGGCAACCATACGCCGCGCCAATATTCGCAGACGATAAATATGAAACCCGCGAGCTTTGCGAACGCTCGCAGGCTGAGGAGCTATTGGCGGCGGAACGGGCAGAGAAGGAACAGCTTCAACAGCTTGTGAAAGAACTTGCCAACAATAATGGGCAGGACGTCTTAGCGATGCTGCAATCGTTGAAATATGCCCGGAAGCTCGAAGCCGACAACGCGGCGAAGGATGTGCGGATTAAGGCATTCGTTGAGTATGAACAGGAAGCCGAGGGCATAAAAGAAATGCAGCTTGGTAAGATCGAAGCCCTCGAAGCCAAGCTCGCGGCGGCTGAGCAAACGGCACGAGCAGCCCACGAGACGCTGATCGAGATCAATCCATCGAACTACAACCATGATGACGTTTGCCAACTGAATGACGCGAGCGTGGAAGCAATCTTCCTGCTGGCCGATATCCTTGGCGAAACGCATGGGAAAACAAAGGAATGGTGGGACGAACGCCGCGCCGTGCTGGGAGGGAAGCCGTGACGGTCTGGTCACCTCAGCAGAATGAAGCACTGTCAACCGCCGGCGCTTGGCTGCGCATTCGGCATCAGCCAACGTTCTACCTTGCTGGTTTCGCCGGAGCCGGGAAGTCCACGCTCGCAATGCACCTCGCCAGTTATGCCAAGGGCGATGTTGCCTTTGCTGCTTTCACTGGCAAGGCGGCTCGGGTCATGCGCTCGAAAGGATGTCGTGGCGCCAAGACGATTCACGCATTGATCTATAACACAGAGGTCAACGAATCCACCGGCGAGGTTCGCGTCACCCTGAAAGATCCTGGCGCCCTCGATAAATACGGCCTCATCGTTATCGACGAGTGCTCGATGGTGAATGAGGAAATGGGCAAGGATCTTCTGTCGTTCGGCCGGCCGGTCCTCGTCCTCGGCGATCCTGCTCAGCTCCCGCCTGTCTCGGGCGGTGGTTACTTCACCGCACGCAAGCCGGACTACATGCTGACAGAGGTTCACCGACAGGCAGCTGAAAGCCCGATCCTCCGGCTTGCAACGGAAATCCGGGAAGGTCGGTACAAGGGAGACGAGATCAACGCCGACGGCTTGATTGTTACCAGCCGGAAGAACCTCGATGGTCAGCTCGTCACTGAAGCCGACGTAGTCATCGTCGGGCGCAATGATACCCGGCAGCAATACAACCGACGCCTGCGCGAGATTGCCGGGAAGACAGATCCGTTCCCGCTTACCGGCGAACCCCTGATCTGCCTGCGCAATGATCGGTTCGCCAAGATATTCAACGGCGACATCCTGACCGTCGGCAAAAAGAAGGTCGGCAAGAAGTCCGTCCAACTCTGGATGGATGACCCTGAAGGCGAACGCCCAACCACGAAGGTTAGCGTCCGGAAGGAGTTCTTCGAGGACGACGTGGCTGCTGCCAAACTTCCGTTCAAAGAGATTCGAGGCACGCAGCAGTTCACCTTCGGCTATGCCATCACTTGTCACAAGAGTCAGGGCAGCCAGTGGGACAAGGTTTGCGTCTTCGACCAGAGCCATGCCTTCCGCGAGGATAGAGACCGCTGGCTTTATACAGCAGCCACAAGGGCGTCAGAGCATCTGACGTTGGTGATCTGACATGGACGCACCACGACTGCCGAGAATTAAGGTCGGGGCCGTATCGCCAAACCTTCAGGCGATCTTCAACGAAATGACGGGGCGAAGAATCCGCGTCCGCGATATGGCGGAGAAGATCGGGCGAACAGCCAACACGGTCTCAAGCTGGCGGGTAGGCGACACCATTCCGACAATTAATGACGTGGAAGATATGGCTTACTGCCTTGGCTACCGCCTCATGCTGATACCGATCAGGAAAGAATAGCCGGCGCACTAGCGCTCCACTCCCTCCAAGTATGGAACCCACGGAAATGAAAACATCAAATTCAGCAACAGCGAATGAAAATCATGGCGGCTCTTCGGGCCGCCGCATCCGTCCGAGTGAGCACGCTCTTCGCATTGCCCTGCGCACAGCCAAGGCTGAAGGCATGGTTGTGGATAAGCTGTGCGTGACGGGTGGGTATATCGAAATCCATTTCGGAGGCGTTGAGGTCGAGTCGTCCGATGGAAATCAT